GTTTTCACCGATAGCTTTCGCGTTTTCACCGATAGCTTTCGTGTTTTCACCGATAGCTTTCGCGTTTTCGCCGATGGCTTTCGTGTTTTCACCGATAGCTTTCGTGTTTTCACCGATGGTCTTTTCTGCGGTATCTACACGACCTGTCAACGTTGTGATATCTCCAGCGTTCTTTTCAATAGCTTTCGTGTTTTCGCCGATGGCTTTCGTGTTTTCACCGATAGCTTTCGCGTTTTCGCCTATGGCTTTCGTGTTGTTCTCGATAGCCGTATCGTGTCCGTCTACACGGGTTGTCAAGTTCGTAATATTCGTCTTGTTTTCAGCAATATTGCTTGTGTTATCCGTTACCTGTTTCTTGAACTTTGCATCCAAGCCTACGGTAACGGTCGGTGCATCATCGTTTCCGCCTACAGTCACGGTGGTTTCACCGTCCGTGCCAAGGAATTTGACGTTGTTGTTTTTGTCTTTTCCGAGGTTGACGGCTTTCGTGTTGGTTCCGTCAGTAACGCTGAATTTTGCGGAAATATTGGTAACTGCCGTATTGCCGCTATTGATATTCCCTACCAGTTGATTGTTATTCACACCGTACTTGATAGTCGCGCCGTCTCTCGCTACGGTAAGTCCCTGATTTTCTTCTACGTCAAATGTCGCCACATTATTAGTATTGTCAATGGTCTGACCCTTTGCAGCCGGGTCTTTATCCGTTGTCGCCGCTTTGAGTACCCAGGATTTCATCTTCTCTTTGACGGTATCGCTGTTGTCGATCTGATCATTGATTTGCGTATTCAGCTTGGTTACGTTCATGCCGAGCTTCAGGCCGTCATTATTCACGGTCGCCGTGATGTAGTCATCACTCGTGACTTTAACGGTATCTTCGGCTTTCACGATTTTTGTTCCTTTTGTCGCATTGCCGTCTTCTAAGGTCCAGCCTTTTTTGAGGGTCGTGATATCTCCCGTATTGGTCGTTACTTTACTGTCAACATCTTTCAACTGTTTGAAGTTGACCGCATCGCCGTCTTTTGTACCGGGTGCCACGTTGGTGATTTTATTGTTATTCGCATTGATACCATTGCTATTGATATATGTCTTATCGCCAACTTTGAATGCTTCACTTGAAACGCTGGTCAGGCCTGTGAGCGTTTTGCTCAGTTCGAGTTTGTAGCCAACTTTCTTGTCGTTCGCGTCCTTGTCGTCAGTAACAGTCAAGTTCTTATCCACGGAAGTGAGGTTCGGACCTTTGACGGTGTAGGTCGTTCCCTTTCCGTCTTCCGTTTTTTTCGTAACGGTCACATAGTCGCCCGCTTCGACAGTGGTCTTAGCGTTTTTGAGCTGCGCGACGTTGACCGCATCGGTGTCGTTCGTACCTGCGGCGAGGTTGGTGATCTGTCTTGTTTTATCTGCCGTGCCGACAGAGACAGCGCCCTTCACGGATTTCCATGTCGACGTAGTTTCTGTGGATGCTTCTCCCGTGAGAGGATCATAACCGGCCACTTCCGCAGCGGTATCCGCCACCGCGCCTTCACCTAAGGCAACACCTGCGTTAGCCTTGGCTTGCGCTCCTGCGCCAAGCGCCGTTCCCTTTTCTTCCGACACAGCCGCATATCCTAACGCTACGCCGAGGTCGCCATTAATCCTTGTACCCGCACCGATACCAATCGCTTCTTTTGCTTCCACGAAAGAAGTCGTGCCAATCGCTATCGAATTGTAAAGGTTTGCAGCTCTCCAGTCGTGCGCATCTATCACCTTGTAATATTTTCTATCTACAATCGGTTTCGACGGATCATCATAGTTGTGATAAACAGCCTCATAGAGTCTATATAATTTTTGATCCGCTTCCGGCAATGCTTTATATTCTTCCGGAGTTATGCCTTTTCCTGAAACCCTCGCCTGATTACCGATCGCCACGGAACCGTCGCCAAATGCTCTGGTTTTATTTCCCAAGGTAACAGCACCCATTGCATACGATCCCGTTTGGTCGCCAACCGCTACAGCGTACGGTGCTTCCGCATTGGCCAGTTCACCAACCGCAACGCTACGGAAGTTACTGAAACTGTTAGTACCGACAGATACGGCGAACTCTTTGCTGTTGCTTTGGATACCGACGGATACGCCGCGCTCTTTACTCATGCTGTCCCTGCCGATGGCTACGGCTCCGAATCCGTCCGCATTGGCGTAGCCGCCGATCGCTACGGTTCGATGAATCACGCCCTTAGCCCCGGTGCCGATCGCTACTGTTTCCTGACCTTCCGCGCTGCTTTCGCGCCCGATCGCTACACCGCCGAAGCCTGTGACAGAAGCACTGCTACCGACAGCAACTCCGTCATTAGCCGCAACTCCGGATGACGCTTTCAAACCAATCACTACTGACGATTCTCTTTCGGCTTTGGCATCTTTGCCGATTGCGATCGCGTTTTTACCTGTCGCGCCATCGTTATTCCAGTTAGTGTCGGCAGGATTTTTGCTATCGTCCGATTTCACGGAGAAATAGTGAATGGAAGGCAAGTTGTCAATACGATCACCTAAGTTAATAATCGACTGATTTTTCGCGATATCGAGCTTGCTGCCGTCGATAGTGTATTTAATGGTCGAGTCTTTTCTTTCTACGGTGAGCCCGTTGCCGGATGCGTCAAAGGTAACCGTGTTGCCGTTTTTGATTTCCTGCGGTGTTGTTTCGTCCTTTGCTTTCAGTTTCCACGAGCTCATGACACCATCGGGACCGTCGGTAATGCCGAGGTCTTGTTTCAGCTGTTTCATGTTCAGCGAATAGGTGACGTTTCTGTCCTTATCGACAGATGAGGTCAGCGAGGACCCACCCGCCGTTGCATCCGTTGTTGTGTCTACCGCCGCTTTGAAGGTGACTTCCGGTTCTTTATCTCCGCCGAGTGTGACATTCGCCTTGCCCGTTCCACCGTCTTTTACGATGAAGCCTTTTTTGAGGCCGGTGATATCATTTTTGTTGGTCGTGATGTCACCCGTATTGGTCGTGACTTTTCCTTCCAACGCCTTCAGCTGCGCGACGTTGACCGCATCATTGTCGTTAATACCGCCCGCGACATTGACGATACGGCGATAGTTCGCGGCGACGTCCTTATCTCCTGCTTTGTACGCCGGATTGCCTACCGATACAATACCGGCTGCGGCTTTCACTTCTTCTTCGCTGAGGTACGCTTTCCCATCAATGGCTTCTTTCGCGAAAGAGTTGCTGCCGATCGCGATGCTGTTTTCGTCATAGGCACGCGCGCCGAATCCGAGCGCTACGCCGCCTTTTTTGTACACAATGGTATTGGAGCCGAGAGCCGTTGCGAATTCCGCGCGGGAGTCCGCCCAATGACCGACCGAGGTCGATTCTTTTTCAAATGTACGCGCCTGTTTGCCCAGTGCCGTGCTGTAATTCCCTTTGGCAACCGCCGCGGCACCGACCGCTGTCGTATTGGTGTCATGCGCTTCTGCCCCTGCACCCAATGCCGTCGTTTGGAATCCGAAAGCACTCGCTTTCATACCGATCGCCATCGAGTTTTCGCGTGCCAGTTTTCCCGGACCCGCTACTGTATCATCAGCGACCGGCAAATACGGCTCGCTCGGGTTCCATGCATCCCCCGGATTCGGCATACCCTCACCCGAATGATCCTGCGTTTTAGCGCCGACATAGGCGCCATCACCGATGGCAATGCCGCGGCCGCCCGTTTGATCTACCGTGCTGTTCGTTCCTACTGCAATTCCGCGGTTCGCCAACGATTTTGCCTGCGTACCGAAACTGATTCCGTTTTCCGCATCCGTTTTCGCAGTCGTGCCAATCGCAATGCCTTGATTCTTGGTTACAGCGGCCTCCTGCCCGATCGCGGTAGCGTACATTGCGGCTTGCGCCTTAGCTTCATTGCCGAGCGCTATATTGGCAAATCCCGCAGCGTCACTCTTCACGCCCAGAGCAAGTGAATAATGCGCGTTCGCGCCTGTGTGAGCGCTTGCACCCATGGCTACTGCAGCATAACCCTCACTTTTTTGCTTTTTGGCCGATCGCAATGGCCTTATTTCCTGTCGCGCCGTCATTATTCCAGTTGGTGTCGGCAGGTTTTTTACTGTCATCTGCTTTGACGGAGAAATAATGAATGGAAGGCAAGTTGTCTACTTTGGTATTCATGGCCTTCAGCTGCGCGACGTTCACCGCGTCAGTGTCTGCCAGACCTGCGGCGAGGTTGGTGATTTGTCTTGTTTTATCCGCCGCACCAACAGAAACAGCGCCGTTTCCGGATTTCCATGTCGCATTGTCCGTTGTCGATGCTTTATCCGTGGCGGGATCGTACCCGAAAACACCCGCAGCGGTAGCCGCTTGCGAACCGGTACCCAAAGCGACGCCGCCTTCGACGCTGACGTCGGCGTCATTGCCGAGAACGGTGACGTTCGATGCTGTGGTTTTCGCTTTTGTTTTCAACGAACCGATGATGATATTTCCGTTCACATTTTCCAACTCGTGGTTGTCGCCCATGATGATGTTATGACTCGAGTCGGCGACGGTGTTTCGGTTGCCCGTCACGATGTTGTAGGTTACTTTCGGCGTGCTCGTTCCGTCATCATGATCCGTATTGGAAATTTCGTTGCCTACGCCGGAAACTTGCGTATAGAGAGCTCCCATTACCATGTTACCGTCACCTTCGACGCTGACATGGCTTCTTCCTTTTTCAAAGAGACCAATCGGGCCGTTCTCATCCTGCGCATCATAGAAGTTTTGCTCTTTTTGCTTATCTTCATCCGTCAGCGCTTCGGGATTATACGCGTCATACACAAAGTTACCTGTGCCACGGACAAATGCCCCGTGGGAGTCTTCTACAACGTTCTTATTTCCGAAAACGCCGTTTTCCCGACCCGTATCTTTCTCGTCTCCGCCGAAAAGCATATTATCATTGCCGACGGTGATGCTTTGTTCAAACTGCTCTTCACTGGTATTGCCACTTGCACTAAGTTGGGTAGAGCGATCACCGATGACAATACTGCTCTTACCTACAGCAAAAGCATTATATCCTAAGGCAACGGCATTATCTCCATGAGAACTGGTATCGACACCAATTGCAATGGAACCTTCTGCTTTTGCGCCATCATTTTTGTAGTTGCCTTCATTAGACGCGCTACCTGCACTTCTGACGGAAACGTAGTGCATGAAAGGCATATTATTATATAAGTATCTGATTCTTGAATCATTTGTACTTACATCCGTCTTAAGACGCCCGATGTCTCCCTCGTTTGTGCGTACCCGCCCGGAAAGATTGTTAATACTTGTGGTATTGGTAGCGATTCTCGCCCCCAGCTTATTTTCCGACGCAACAAGGTCTTTCCATGCTTTGCTCTGGAGAGCTTTCAGCTGCGCCACATTGACCGCGTCGGTGTTGTCCGAGCCGGCAGCGACATTGATAATCTGTCGGGTAATGTCCTTTTGCTGATTACCGACAGAAACGGCCGCTTTTGTGGCTTTCCACGTGGAAGTTTCGTCCGCGCCGGCTCCCAACGGATCATAACCGACTTTACCGGCTTTGCCGTAACTCGGAGATGAATAAGAGCCTACGTTGGATTCACTGCCCAACGCCACGCCGCCATCGATATCCGCTCTGGTGTTCGCGCCGAGGGTCACCGCGTCCTTCGCATAGGCTATCGAATTATATCCGATCGCCGTGGCGTTTTCCAAGGCCGCATTGGCGCTACTGCCGATTGCCGTACCGCCATCAGCTAATTGTTTTTGCCAGACATCACCCACATTGGCAGTTCCGCCCAATGCGATCGAGTTTTTGCCGTACGCTCTGGCTTCCCGTCCGATAGCGACGGCATTATACACCGTTGCCGTATCATTTTCATTGCCGGCCATTGCCCTGCGACCGATGGCAATCGTGTCACCGCTGTACGCCTGCGCTCCACCGCTCGAAGATTCGTAGTCACTGCCGATGGCAATCGCACCGAGTCCTTTGGCACTTGCATAATTACCGAAGGCGAAGGAGTCCATCGCCGACGCTTCCGCCGAGTTCCCAAAGCTCAAGGCATATTTTCCCGTGGCTTTGGCGCTCCCGCCGATGGAGACGGATTGATGCCCCCACGCCTTGGCATCACGCCCGATGGCGATCGCCGAGTTCATTTTTGCGATATCGCTGACAACGTAGGGGAGTTTCGTTGTCGGGTCAAGTAGGATCGAGTTCGAATCTTTTTTGTTCGCACCAGCTTCGGCTTGAATCCCGATGGCAATACTCTTATCGGCGGAGATTGCTTTATCTCCGATAGAGACCGCTTTATCACCCAGCGCCCAAGCCATATTACCGATGGCAACATCGCCGTCACCGCCGTAACCGCCGTCCCGCTTGTATCCTCCCGCCAACGAGGAGCGGCCGATGGCGACACCGTGGTCGGCTTCCGAGAAGGCACGGTAGCCGAGTGCCATGGCGTGTTTACCGAATGCCCCGTCGTTATTGACGTTGGTCCATTTGGGGTCGCCTATCGTTCTCGTCAGATCATCACGATTCGGTTCAGTGTAGTCCGGACGTACAGAAAAATATTTGAGAGCGAGTCCGTCCTTTTTCAGTTTCTCGCCGATTTTATTCGAAACGTCATTATAGTAGAAAATACGATTCGCAATCGCCTCAGGAAAACTCGTAGGCCCATACTCCGCTTTCGCACCGGGGATTTCTCCGCCGTGGGCAATCTTGTCAAGCAAATATTGGGCAACTTCGTTCTTGACTTCGTCTTTTTCCTGTTGTGTCAAAGCCTGTACATCTGCCGTGCCTCCCGCCAAAAGCGCAGACATGACAAAGACGGCAAGCAGGCTGTTTTTGATGCGTGATTTATTCTTCCCGTGTCCTTTCGCCAACTCGGATGCAACGACCCAGCAGTTTTTCGTCTTACTCCAAATCAACTTATAAATTTTATTCATATTTCCTCCTAAAAAGAGAATCGTAGCTAAAAGCTACCCCCCAAAAAACATCGATGCTATTATTATATTATCATTGTAAGCCACAATAAGACACACGTCAACATATATCAAATATTTTCTATATAACTATATATTATTCTTAATCATGCATGACAGATATCCGGTAAGAAGTATGAAAAAGCACAGGACATGTAACATCGTTTTCTCAGTTAACACGGGGTTTTCGGAAGAGTGCCATGGAGAAAGGAAATAAAAATTTCAAATTTCTTTTTTCTTATTTTTATTTTTACTTATATAATATAATGAATTCTTTCTCGGTTGTTTGTTGTATCCGAAAAGCGGTGTAGTTTTTTGTGTGAGTCATTTCCATATTTTTTGGTTTTACTCACACTTGCCCCTGCCGTTCTGTAAAAAACGTTCTTTCGTTTTTGCTCCAACCTACCCCTTTCGTCAACCTGTCGGTTGACACTTTAGCCAAGGCAAAGCGTCTCACTCACTTTTACAGCGTCGCTCCGCTCCGTCACAAGTTTCCCTGCGCTACTTCCGCCCATGTAAAAGGCGTATCTCGATCCGGCCGTGCTGTCGGCAGGCTTATCCCTTGACCGAAATAACCCACTGAATATTCCCATATCTCATCACGCTCCTTCCTGTTTGACGCATGAAAAAAGCACCTGCCTGTATAATCAGGCAGATGCTTTCTCTTATATCGATTTCCTCTCCCTTAAAATGTCCATAATATTAAGGGAAAGTTCTCCTTCTTAAGGGAATGCTACTTTATTCTGTAGCAGCAGGTGCTTTTGCCGCTTCCCTTGCGTCTCAGTTCGCCGGAAGCCACCAGCTTGCGCAGCGCTCCCTCTACGGAACTGACGCTGAGAGACGGACAAAGTTCCCGAATATCCTGTTTGGTAAAACGACCTATCTTGTTTTGCGCTGCAAGCCGCACTATATCCAGTGCGGATCGTTTGATTTCCACAAGGGAGAAACGGTCCTCATAATCCCTGTAGGCCGCAAGGATCGTTCCAAGAAGGTATTTGATAAACGGGACAGGATCATCTGCTCCCTCATGCCAACCATCCTGTGACGCAGACAGCGCATCATAATATAAATCCTTATTCTTAGCGATCTTCGCTTCCAAAGAAATATATTTTCCGACATAGAATCCGCTTCTGTATAAAAGGAGCGTTGTAAGCAATCTGCTCATACGCCCGTTTCCGTCATTAAACGGATGGATACAAAGAAAATCGTGTATAAAAACAGGAATCGCAATCAGCGGTTCAAGTTCCATATTCCCGATAACACGGTTGTATTCCTCGCACAGCTTGTCCAGCGCAGACGGCGTCTCGAAAGGCGCAACCGGAGTAAAGAGCGTTTCCCTATGCCCGTCCGGATAAGTCGCACTGATATAGTTCTGTACTGTTTTCGTCCTTCCTGTCACGGGATTATTCATGTGGCTATAGAGGATTTTGTGCAGTTGAAGAATGAGGTCATATGAATAAAATACCGCGGCTGTCGTAGACCGAGGCAGTATTGTCATTTCCGCAGCGTATTGCGCGGTCAAGAGCCATGATGGTCGCAATTGCCCCGTCAATCTTTTCCGTGGATTTTTCCTTATCGGCTTTAATATTCCCAGCCGGGTCGGTGCGGATGAAGATGTTGTCCATATTCCACCGAAGGACAGGGTGTCCGCCGTGGGCGATGCGTCCTTCCAATGTAAGTTTCATGAATTCTTTGGTTGGAGGACTCATATCCTTGAACCCTTGTCAAAATGGAACAACGGTAAAGCCCATTCCCTCGAGGTTCTGCACCATCTGCACCGCGCCCCAGCGGTCAAAGGCAATCTCCCGTATATTAAACCTTGTGCCAAGCTCTTCGATAAATTTCTCAATAAAGCCGTAATGAACAACATTTCCCTCCGTGGTCATAAGCAAGCCCTGACGCTCCCACAAGTCGTAGGGAACATGATCGCGCTTTACCCGAAGGTCAAGAGTATCCTCCGGCACCCAGAAGTACGGCAGGATACTGTATTTGTCCTCCTCATCCTGCGGAGGGAATACCAGCACAAACGCCGTGATGTCCGTGGTACTTGAAAGGTCAAGCCCGCCGTAACAAATTCGCCCTTCCAGATCGTCCTCGCTCACAGCGAAGGAACAGGCATCCCACCTGTCCATCGGCATCCATCTGACGGATTGTTTCACCCACTGGTTAAGACGCAGCTGCCTGAAAGAGTTCTCCTCGCCGGGATTCTGCTTTGCGGAGTCGCAGGCGGCTTTTACCTTGTCAATGCCAACCGTGATACCGAGCGAGGGATTTGCCTTTTTCCACACGGCGGGATCAGTCCAGTCCTCCGACTCGTCCGCACCATAGATAACAGGATAGAAGGTCGAATCGATTTTCCTTCCGCTCATGATGTCGAGAGCCTTCTCATGCTGTTCATAGCAGATGGAATGCGTATCATTGCCTGCCGTGGTAATGAGGAAGAACAGCGGCTGCATCCTCGCATCGCCGGAGCCCTTGGTCATGACGTCAAACAGCTTTCTGTTCGGCTGGGTATGCAGTTCATCGAAGATAACGCCGTGGGTATTAAAGCCGTGCTTGTTCGCCACATCCGCCGAAAGCACTTGGTAAAAGCTGTGCGTGGGCAGATATTCGAGCCGTTTCTGCGATGCGAGTATCTTCACGCGCTTTGAAAGCGCAGGACAGAACCGCACCATATCCACAGCGACATCGAAAACAATCTTTGCCTGGTTCCTGTCCGCGGCGATCACTCGCTTGGCATTTCTGCTCATCTCGCAGAGCGCGGCAATGAAATGCGTGCAGGCCTTCACCGAATCCGCGTCCGGCAGTTCCGCAAACCAGGGGAAGGAAACCCTGTCCTCCTTGACCAGTTTCTTGCGCCGTGCGCCTGTGACGTTGTACTTTACTTGCATTGCGTTTACCTCCGCTTTCGCTTGATTTTCTGTGCCTTGCGGCTGTTATATACATCACTCTAAAGCCCTAAAATAGCAAGCGAATAACGGGATTTTCTTTGTAGAATTATCGCCAGAATATCAGACTCGGAACTGTGAGTAGTACACAATGCCTGACAGCACGAAAACAGCGCACGGGAGTGCGATACCGTTGCCCCACATCTTATATTCGGCGGAGTCCGTATGCGGATCGGAGAGCCACTTGATTATCTGCTTGTCCGTTTTCGGTTTGGATGCGCCGGACACGACATTCCTGTGCGTTTCAAAAACATCCCTCCATGAAGCCAGCTCCTCATCGGTCGGATCATCCGTTCCGAAGTCAGCGCACCACCAGTCCGGGAATCCCTGCAGCCTTGCACACTCGGTGGATAACAAGACGAGATATACACACAAATTCACCTGGAAGCCACACGGCAGCCAGTTTACGATTATTGAAGAAATCCCCGAGGATAGGTTGCATATAAAAATTCGTCTGCCGGAAAAGCTCGATAAAAGTGCTTTTCTAGCCACTTTAAAATACGATTCGTCTTGGGTGACCAAACTGGATTAAAGGAGTCTTATGGGATACATAGATAGAGATGGGTTTAAGGATTGGCTCCGAGAAAACTACTCAACAAATGACAGAGTGGTTCGCGATACGGTTTCAAGAGCGGATCGCGTCCGAAGAGCTTTTGAGGAAATGAATTCCGAGTTTTCCTACGAAAAAGAAATCAAACGGGATAACGGGCAAAGCCTATGGAACTTAATCTCCCGCAGAGGGGTAATAATCAAAGAAAGGATAAATTTGCCCGTGGGTTCCAACCAGATGGATTCTATTTCATCATCCGCAAAAAAATATATAACCTATCTACGTGAGAAAAAACAGCAATAACTCTTATAAGCTCTTGTCTCTAACAGACAGGGGCTTTTTCATAACAACAGTTCCGTAGTCTCAATATCTCCAAAAACATCTCTAACAACATTTCCGTTGTCTCAATACGGCAAAAAGCAGTTCTGTAGTTACAACCCTCTATTTTCCAGTGATCAGAACTGTTGTCAAACGGCCTAAAAAAGGGATTCCGATTATCTGTCCAAACTGGACAGTTTCTCGGAATCCCTTGATTTCAAGCCTTTTTTATACAGTTTAGTCCTTCAATCTTGACATCAAACAAATAGTCTCCACATGCGTGGTAGTGACATCAAAACATATCACTCCACCGGCTCACCATATAGGCGTTTCATGCCATCATATGTTACTAACCATATACGTTTTGATTGCCTAGCCTCAACGCCTATCTTAAATCGTGGTGGCTTTCCATTTCTTTCAATACAAGCTTGACGCAATGAATCTGTACTCTTTCCCCATAATTCCGCTGCTTCTTCCAGAGTTAATACTTTATCAATGTAATTCATCGGATCCTCCTGCATATATAATATCCTATAACACATCCGGTAATCAAAGCTTTTATGGCTTCCTTATCAAAGTCTATAAAATATATTAAAATGGCAATGCCTATAATTGCTATAATGTCTTTCATCGTATTCACTCCTTATGATATAATGAAAGTGTCAGGAGAGGTTTCCCTCTCCCTTCACCGCTCTCTTATCGTTTTTGTTTTCGACGACGCTTACGATTTGAGGGCTTTTCTTTTTTTCTGAACTCTAGCCATATCATTACTACTAATGTTATGAACCATTCAACATCTACTTTATCAATCATTTCTACCTCCTTTCTATGGTTTTATTATACCGCATATACGGTATAATGTCAAGTAAAAATAAACAAAAAAAGTGCCCAAAAAGCTAGATTTTATCTAACCTTTTGGGCTTTCTTCTTTTTCACATACTTAACGCAATATGCTACGAGATAAACGGATCACCGTACCTTTCACCACTGAGCCACCGTATACATTACCGTGGCTCCTTTTATTTTAGAGCCATCAAATTGTACTAATCCTTCTACCCTGCCGGCTTGATAGCCTACCGTTGGGTAGACTTTATCATCAATTACAGTAACACCGGCTTTAATCTTATGTTCCTTATTAAGGTTGATTTTGTAGACATCAACCTTCTGTTTTTCAGTATTCGGCACAACTACAGTTCTATCAGTATTGACAATGGCCTCATTAGGTACATCCGGTGATTTATTTTTAATTGCTTCAGCTGTCTTAGCAGCAGCCTTTTCTACCGTAGGTGCTACTACCGTATACGTAACAACCGGCTTAGCTTCAGGTACGGCTTTTGCAATTTGTTCCGCCTGTTTAGGAGTTACTTTAATTTCTTTAGCAATTTCCGCTGGATTTGACATAGTGGTTTGAGGTATAACTTTTGGCTTCTCGACCTTTTCTTTGCTGTTGATATAAAATGCCGTTGTAATAACAATTAACGCCACTGCAATGGCTGCATATAAAACATAGCATATTCTTTTATTATCCATATCCCTATCCCCTAAATAATTATTTTAAGCCGTCCAATAGTCAGTAATGCCACGAGCAATCGCCCGGACCATTTTGTCTAAATCATTTTCTAAAATTTCTAGATCTTCCATGTTGTCGATAAATGCCAACTCGACTAACACGGCAACGGCATCAGTGCCATTTAAGACCCATAGGCCATCACGCTGTTTACTTCCCCGGTCAATAGTATTTACAGACCGGATAATTTGAGACTGTATAAATCCGGCTAATCTCTGGCCATTAAAAGATTTATACAATGTCTCTGTACCACGAGCCGTAGTATTAAAAGCATTACAGTGGAGACTGATAAATATATCAGCCCCCCATTCATTGCTAGCTGCACACACCTCGCCTAAATCATCAGATTGCAGTGCTTTTACTTCAACTCCGGCCGTAATTAAGTACCCAGCTAATAACTTACCGGCCTTAGCGGCAATATCACTTTCACGGCTTCCGGTAACAGGATTAACGGCTCCCGGATCAGGTATACCTCCAGGTGCATGGCCTGGATTTACAAATACTCTCATACTGCACCTCCTAAAACTTAACCTTATTTTCAATCTTATCTTTTACTAATTCCAAAAACCGACCCATACTTTTATTTCCTCCGTCCCGGAGGTTTTCTAAAATACTTAAAAATTCAGATGAGCCCAAATATAACCATACAAGATTGACTGCAAAAGAGTTCTTGCCTGCCATCCAGTCAAACAAAAAAGCAGCCGCCGTGGCTGCTACATATGTAAGTACTTTTTTGCAAAATCCCTTACGCATATATTCGCTTTTAATAAGGTTTAAATCAAAGGCCGTAGGAATTGCCCTGTATTTTTCCCACACCGCAATGTGTTCCGGATCATATCCAAACTGATTTACTAACATATTATATGCCACACTAGCCCACTTGGTTACAAGATCAAGGCATACTAATAACACAAATATACCTAATACTTGTACGTGCTTTAATCCAATTAGCCAAATGGCTACTGCGGCCACAACAGATAATGCTGATTTCACCCACCATGCGGAAATCAATGATTGCCACATGTCTTGCAAATACTGTACATAAATCATTCATTGATCTCCTTTTCAGCTTCAATTTCTTTATCGCATTCTGCAATAGCATCAAGATAAACATTTAAAACACAATTTTCATCCGGACAACGGCCATCTTCAGTTAATTCCGCTGCACAATATTCGCAATATAATTTCTTTTCCATAATTAAACCTCCTTGATTGCATCAATCATAGCCTTATTATTGGCTTGATACTGATCACGTAATTGTGCTGCCAACTTATCATTACCTTGTAATAAGGCTGTAAGCATACGTTCTTGCAGCGGAGCATTGGCAGCATCTGTTTCTGCCTTAATTTCTTGTATCCGGGCCTTTCTTACTTCCGCTTCTGATGGTACATATGGAGTTGGCAACACTGGCTTATCTCCGCCCCAAACATATTTACCATCAGCTAATTTAGCCTGAATGCTTCCATCATCATCTCTTAAATATTGTTTTCCCGGATACGCTTGCTTTGCTAGCGTTTCCAGTTCTTCCCATGTATCTCCATGAACTTCTAGCCAGTATGATGCTAAACGCTGACTTTCTCCGTTTTTATCCGGATTATCTAGTACAATAAGATATTGATTCATACAATCATCAATCCTTTCTTTTAAATAACTGGAGGTAAAATTATGAAACTGCCAAACAACTATGGATCCGTCAGCAAATTATCCGGTAATCGCCGTAGACCCTATATGGTCCGTAAAAGCCTTGACGGAAATCAATTAGTTATCGGCTATTTTGAGACAAAAGAAAAAGCCCTTCAGGCCTTGGCTGATTATAATCGCCAACCTGCTGAGCTTCCAAAATCAACTATTACTTTAACAACGCTATACAAGCAATGGCTGCCGCATCACGCTCCAACGCTTTCTAAATCTGGAGTATCTAGTTATACAAACGCTTACCGGCATATCCAATCTATTGCCACTATTCCAATACAACAACTAACATACGATGATTTTCAAGGCGTGCTTGATGCCATGCAATTATCTTACGCAAGCAAAAAGAAGGTACGCTCTTTAATTAACCAACTATGCAAGTATGCCATCAAAAAGGAACTCATGCAGCGTAACTATGGAGACTTAGTCACTATTGGTAAGAATACTAAAGTACGGCCACACAAACCATTTACCCGGCAGCAAATAAATAAACTATGGCAGCTTAATACATCCGAAGCGGATGGAGCTCTGATTCTCCTCTATACCGGCATGCGGTGTGATGAGCTACTCAATCTCCGGCGAAAAGATATTAATCTTAAAAGCAAATACCTCACAATTACGAAATCAAAAACTAAAGCCGGTGAAGGGAGAGTTATCCCTCTTCATAAGCGTATTTTGCCAATTGTCGAACGTCTCTGTTCTCAATATCAAGATCGCCTATTCCCGATTTCCTATACCAATTTTTCAAAGCATTTTAATCGGATCACAAATGGCAAGCATACGACTCACGATTGCCGGCATACAGTAGCAACCATGCTTGATCGTGCCGATGCAAATCCTAATGCTGTTCGGGCTATACTCGGACACAAAAATGGAGATGTAACAATCAAGGTATATACTCACAAAGGCTTACGTGATCTGCGTAGAGCTATTGCATTGCTAAAGTAATGCTGCAAACTTGATACTATTTATATTTTAAGCAAGTAGAATAGATGCACTATTGTTAGAGTCTTGATGTTGCAAATTAGTTACTAATTGCACTAATTACCGGTGCATAATTGCTCCAGTTTGGAGCGTTTTTGTATGCTTCTACGCTTTCTGCTGGAACCATTACAGATATTACTGCCCCACCCGACCCTAACATAAATGAGCCATTCAACGTTGGAGGTGTAGTTGCTCGCACAATCAATGTAAGGTCAATTTTACAGCTGCTAAACGCTGAATTTGTAACTGATTTACAAAATTCACCCAGTTCGACTATTTGTATTTTATGACTGTTATTAAATATGTTGGCCGTTAAATTCACAATTGATGGCAATCGTACTACTTCCAAATTGCCGCATTGAGCAAAGGCAAAAGGGCCAATGCTCTCACACTGCTTCAAATCGATTTCAGTCAGTGTTGAATTGAATGAAAAACACTGTTGCCCAACACTAGTAATAATGTCAGCGTTTGGCACAGCTGCAAGTTTTGGAGAACCATAGAACGTGCCAGTAGGCAAGGCTGTTACCTTTCCTATATCAACCTCTATTAGATAGTTGCAATATTGAAAAATGTTTGATTTATTATTCAATGTTTCCAGATTTGGAGCACTAAATCGCTGCATCGTTGACATAGTAAATGCATTATCCACTCCAATAGAAATGAGTGAGTTATTAGTATAACTGCTCATACTCTGCATACTATACAAACGAGTGTTTATGGCAGTTTCTGTTCCGATATAGTCACTCCACGGATATGTTCCATCAGCGAGTGTTGCCAAATCAATGCCTTCACCTTTACCGGTTGAAATTTCATCAATCGCCTTAGGCATTTCTGATGGCAGCATCTTCTTGTCATTTCCAAGTTTAGATTTTATCGCCTCTGCAATCCGCTGCAAGGTGTCACTATTAATTAGTACAAGAGCCATTAATACCGGACCTCCTCTGCATTCACGATCTTACCAAGGGCATCATCAATCAATGACTGTACCTGACTTTTAGTAATCATATCCGTTTTAATGCGATTGAGTGTACTATTTGTCATGTCTATTTCATCAAATAAATCATTATAATTATGCCTCATTTGATCTATATCGGCACCAACAGCATCAGTAATAATATCCTTTACTTGATCAGCCGTAACTAAATATTTAATGCTTTCCTTTAAATAGTAGATATCCTCTGATACCGTGGCGTTCATTTGTGCCATATTATTATTGATTTCCCTATAGGCTCCTTCTGCCGTTGTCAGTCGATCATTAATCTTATTTAATGCCGTAGTTTCAGCAATTGGCAGCTGCACAGTATTGCCACCTGTGATAGTTAATAGATTACCTTCTATTTTTAACTCTTGTAATACGCCCTTTTCATTAGGCCTTACATTAATTTGATCCTTATTATTATGTATTACCACATTTACTGATTTACAATTCATTCTTATCCCCCTTAAAAGCATTGCCCGGAGATATTAATAATTCCCCTTGCACAATTCTCTGGGCCTTGCCATTGCAAATTCGTTGGATATCATAATACATCTTATTAAATTTAGCATGACTATTATTAGCCATTAATTTAGATGTAACATCACGGTTTATCCTCAACAAAATCTCGCCATTACTAACAACCTCGCACTCACATTTAATGGCTAACGGATCGCTATACCGATAACAGGCACCAAATATAAACTTACTATTTGAAGTGTCTATTAATTCTCCGTTATCGTCAGTTAAATTAAAAGTTATTTGATGATCGTCTCCCTGATTGATTTCTAAATCAATCTTTTCGACTTCATTACTAGTGTAAATCAATTTATCACCTCCTAACATTTATGATATGTATTTAATTTTTCATCCCCAAGGTGGACTATATGATGAAAACAAACTCTTAACCTATCCAATAAGATTTACAAAACGAGTTACTATGGTTGCAAATCATACAACAGGGCAAAGTGTAACAGTCGAGATGGCAATACGACCAACTACTGATGGCTTAACTAGTGCTGTTATAGTAACCTCAACTCCAACTCTAGATGGCAAGGCGTATTGGCTTGCTATTGGTAGTTAGTAGCCAAGGTGTAAATGTTAATCCAAACATCAAAACTAATAGCACTGCGGCACAAATCGACTTACCGGTTATTTTTCCAAATAAAAACCTTGCATCTGTTTTATCAGACACTTGCAGTATGATTTCAGGAATTACTGGTAACGATGAAGGTGCACGCATTGCTAATAGATGGAACGATAAAGTAAACTTATATTCCGCATGGGATAAGGGATTAACAACTGAGGTAACTATTATCGCCCTTGGTTGCTAGCCAAGGTGTAAACGCCCTAGCTAGCCCTGGAAATGGCAATAATATTGCTTGGCCTATTACTTTTAACACAGTGTTAAGTGCTCGTATAACAGCTGTTGATAATGGTAGTGATATATATAGATTATCGCTAGCCGGATACAACAAATTTGGATTTAGCACAAATTTAAGAGGCGTATCATCTGATGTAAGCTATAGTGTTATTTCCGTTGGCAATTAACCAAGGTATAAACATCAATCCAAATATAACTATTAATAGTAGCAGCAGTACAATTCAATTACCCATTCCATTCGTTAAGAAAAATCTTGCATCCTTGTTATCCGATACAACCGGCACAACCGCTATTACCGGTGGTGGAAATGATGAAGGTGCTGCTATTAGATCACGTTATACAGATCGAGTTATTTTATACTCAGGTTGGGATAGAGGCTTAACAACAGAAGTAACTATTATTGCTTTTGGATATTAGTACCCAAGGTATAAACGCTGAAATTAAAACTGAAGAAACAATTTTGCAATATCCTATAAACTTGAATACTTATTTAGGTGCATTAGCATTAAGCCACGATGCCTATAGTTTGGTAAGTGCAAAAACAATTGAACGAATAACCACATTAAAAAACGGAACCAGAAACAATGATTTATCAACTATTGTATTACGCAAAGTATTGGTCAAAGACTCTACACCATATACTGCTGGCGGTGCTCATGTTTTTATTTTTGGCAATTAAATTCCAATAGAAAACCAAAAGAATGCCACATTGTCACCATAGTTGCGATTTAATACATCGAAGTAAGCAATAGCATTAAAACTATCATTTTTTACGCCTCCAATTCCATCATTATTGAACAATACCATATGAGGTGGTTTATTAGTTAATTCTGGAGCTACTGTAGGCATTAATAATACTCCAAATGCTTTTTGGTAAATAACATTAAATTGTACGCTTTTAGCTCCAGCATGATAAGTGTATCCACCTTGGCTATATTCCTACTAGCCATATCCAAGTAGTGATTTCTACATTAGAGGCCGTCAAAGCATGTAAAAACACACGTGCGTTTGAATTATTAGGATTTACAGAGGCGTGCTCCGCAAACGTAGCAGAGGTATCGATTAACCCAGATGTAAAACCTAACAATTTTTTAAATGGAATAGGATATGTAATTAATTTTTCGCCTTCGGAATATCCTGAATTTAATGCACTACCCGTAATTCCAATAACTTTTATACCTTGGAGAATTAACCCCCCAAACAGCTTGCCAAAACTGATTGACCAAGCATTAGGATTATCAAAATTGTATTTGACTCCTAATGCAGTAAGTTTTTCTTGATCTAAAGCACTAATTACTTGTTTGTTAAAATCCTTAATATTTGTAACCGGCAGAGATGCAACTAGCGATAATAAATCCGTAATGCTGCTCTGAATCCCTTTAATATTATTAGCTGGATTGCCAACCCATGTGGATTCTCCTGTAATGGCCTTAATACGATTGCCAATCATATCAGTTAAGGCTGTAATAGTTTGAGCCGTATTAGCAGCGACTACCGCATCATTAATCCGATGGGTATTGTTACCATATTTTCTAAGCTCATCACTAATCATCGTCAAAACTTCTTCTGCCGTGACCCACATCGTATTTGATAGTGAAATCGTTACATTATCCGAATTTGAATAACCAATACCCATTGTTACGGTTTTGGCCACTAATGTGCTGCTAGATGCCGCCTGAACAAAATCCGGATTTGCATCCACCATACCCGCAAATAAAATTTCACCTTCATCCGGATCCGTTGCAAAAATACCGATTTCGGAAATATTTTGAGCCGTTGTAAAATTAGCGTTAGTCAATCGCACTGTTACCGTACACGTATTATTCTTTTGTACCTTAGTAATAATTTCTGCATTGTCGATTTCTCGTACTAATCGTGTAGCACTTTCAATATTTGTCAAGTTACCACTACCAAAGGCAACTCGTGTAATATTTAATTTAGTGCTTCCGGCCGTAACTTTTGCAATGAGTGCCGTGCCTTTATTGGTGACTTTTGCACCTTGCCAATTAGCCATTTACTACCTCCTCATTATTAATAATCATCCCTATCCCAATTCTTGTACTTGCAACCGGTGTAGGATCTACAACTACACTGGTGTGATCAATGCCTGCAGCAAAAGCCACATGCCATGTAGTTTCCTTGATTTCTATAAAATTAAAGCCGTCAAAAATGCTTCTCGCATTCTTGACGGCGTAAACGCTATCTCGTAATTCATTTAACTTATCTGGTTCCGTTACGGCTTCACCATAAATATTCACTTTAAAGTGGTAAGGGCTTCCTCCGTAATCGTACCAATCTTGATATTCGGCCGTACTGTAAATGGCTGATACCATATCTTCTACGGCCTGTGGTGTACCTTTTCGCCGGTGCCATGCTATTGATTGCCTAATCAGATTCCGCTTCACTTCATCAGTCATATCATATTTAAAAAAATCAACATGGAATTGCCATGCCAATAAATTGAGTATTTCTGTAGGCAGTTCATCTAGCCGAGAATAAAGTTCTAACTTTTTAACATCATTAGATACATCCTCAACCAATGCATCCACAGCCTTAATAATCAGTTTAATATTTTCATCATCGAGACTGGAAGGTAAGATATCTATCAGTTTCATTTTTTCAACATCAATCATCTTCTAACCCCCCATATATGATATTTTTGCTACTATTCCAAGCTATTTCATTATTGGCCACAGCTTGATGCACAAATGCCGGTTCAACTCGTTTTGCCCCAGCTTCCATAATCCTATGAATCAATTCAGAAGGCTCAATATCTCTTCCCATTTTAGACCGTTGCCAAACAATGTAATCTTCTACCGCTTGATTTACGGCTAATTGAATGGCCCCCTGTGTAGTTTCTTTAGATTTTGCAATATAGTATGTTGCGGCAAAATTAAACAACTTCTTTTTAGGCTGCCGCACATTTACTTTATCTGTGCATGGCCGTACAGTTTTATTCGAGCAAGCTACTTTTACTTGATCCAAAACTTCTTGTTCCGGCAGTTCGCCATTTTCCATGAGCACATAGAGATCAACTTCACCTTCACGTTCAAAGTTTCTATCCTCCGGCCCCTCTACATAAGTATCAATGATGCCTGTATTCGCCGATAACGCAAAGTATTCATAGGCACCTTTTGGTCCGGCAGAAGAAAATCGTTCCGGTGCTAAATGAATGCGTTCCCGATATGGTTCATCTGTTTCAATATCAGAACCAGCTGCACTGGTATCCGTATTCACCACGCTGGCCACCCAAGGCACTGGATCCACCAGCTTGTTAATTTGCCCTGCCACGTATCCATTACCCAGCTTACCGGCAGTCATACAATAAGCAATCGCCGTAGCATTCAATTTCCCTGGATTAATGGTAATGTCTTTGTCAAAATTAAAATAAATATTATCGCCGGCCGTAACTCGTGTACCGGCTGGAATAACTACTGCTGATGTACGCTTTTCTGATAACGTGATCAGCATTGTAGTTTGAGCACTTTTAGCAGCTGTCCTTGCCGTACCTACCAATAAACCTAGATGATCTAAGCCCCAAGCCCTAGAATATGCAAGTAAGTTTTGCTTCCCGGTAAAATCAACACGTCGCCTAAGGCCTGTAAGTGCATAGGTGATTACCTTAAATGTCAGATACGTTGGATCCGCCGGAGCTAATGCATGCCCTCCCAAAGCATTAAAGATTTGCACTAAGTTAGCCATGATCTTATCCGGATTAGATTCAGCAAATGAAATATCCGGCAATCCGGCCTTTACCAACAGTTCTGACGTATCCTCTGTATCAAAGGTTAATAATTCTTCAATCGCCATTTATCTCACCCCCTTCACGGCTACGGTTAATATCGGTCTAAGGTGCCCAATCTCAGGCACATCATATTTGAGACTCGTAATCTTAGCTCTCGGTTCATACTTTCTAACCTGCCTAATAATTTCAGTGCTGATTTTAGCCTGTGCCATCAATGTTGGTGAGTCGATGATTGTACTATCAAGACCAAAATCTCTAAATAGTGGTACTGTGCCTCTAACTGTAGTGATAATCATACGTACATTTTGCACTACCTCCGCTTCAACGGATTCCGGAGCAAGGCTAATTTTGCCGGTAACAGAATTAATTACTGGATTGAGTAGCACTATCAGCCACCTCCTTAGTCGTAATGATTGTGTCATTGATGTACTCGCTCAATGTGACATTTACTTTTGCATATATAATGCCGCCTTTTGGGCCAAATAACACATCACTCATATCAGCTTCTTTCACCACCCATTGATCAATACCAATCGGAGTATTATTTAATACAAAATCTACAACAGCTCCGTTTTCAACGTATTCTTTCAACTGCTCAAATTCTTCTTCTGGTGTAACGCCATACATGGTATGTAGCTGAATGCTAAACGATATTTCTTCCAGATTTGGTCCAACGTATTCCAATTTAGGCTTATTTAGTAAAATCGCATGTTCTGCATAACGTGCAGATACTTTTCGGCTATAATCACTAATAGTACGTAATGTTCGAGTGCTTGCTACAAAATATACATCACCCAATGATCCTACTACCATATAATCACCTCCTATTGTGGTTTGCCGGTACTACCACCGCCCGGCACCACACCGCCATGAGTGTGATTAACTAGCGAAATTCCATTTACAACAACATCTCCGGCCCCCTGAATATTAATCGTACCGGCCTCAATATTAACTGTTCCGGGAGAGCTAATGCTTAATGTGCCGCTGCTTGTATCCATAGTTACCGATGTACCATCACTAAACACAGCCGTTTCCACATTTGCATCAGCCACCGGCGGTGTATCTGCACCGGAATACATGGCACCAATAATCCATCCTTCATTAAGGTTCTTACTGTTCGGATCAAAAATAATAAGCACCTGTTCCCCTACTGCATAGGAGTGCTGGTGCTTATTATTGAGTGTATTCTTTTCCAGAATCTGCAATGGCCCTGTTACCTTATTATCCTTATCCGGTATTACAGCCCTTGCAGTATGAGTTGCAGGGTCTATGGCATCAATATACCCTTTTACTATAATTTGATTAATTGTAGCCAATGAGAGCCCTCCTTATATCTAAACTTGTAACGTAATTACCTGATAATTCCACATCAACTTCTCGAATTACATATTTCCCATCAAATACACCGAAATTATTAAGCATAATAGTTGCTCCGGCATACAAGTCCGGCCGGCCTTTCAATGTAATCTTACCGGTGGTTTCTTCCTTGTTCTTATTAAATAATTCTTTCTTGGCCAAACGTAAAGCCGCTGCCGTATCAGCCACTTCTTGATTAATTTTGAGCACCTTTTTCTCTGTGGTTCCTTTTAATTTGTTGTTCTGCTCCGGTGCCTCAAAGGTAGCGGATATTTTTTCTTTCTTCTTGGATTTTTGATAGGTCACTGTACAGGCCGTGTAAATATCACGCACTTTGCTATGAAATTCGTAATCTTCCATATCCTCTAACGCCAATTTATCAATAATAGCAATTGGATCTTGTGCATCATATTTAGCCTCGTCAAAAATTACAATCTTACCATCAGAAACTTTAGTACACAGGCCATTATCTTTACACAATCGTTCTAAAAATACCAAATCTGGTTCTTCAGTTTGCTCTACCCTATCTAATGTTGGATTATCTTCAGAATCATATACAAGACCTAAACTTGCACTATTGGCCAAGTCTTGGGCCACAACTTTTAATTGTACCTTTTCCCAAGATCTAGTATTATTTATATCCCTGGCTACTCCATCAGGAACCGATACTGTATTAAGTTGTACTGTTGATCCTGAGTTGCCGGATGCCAAACCTATATCATCTATGTAAAATTTACCAAGCGGAATATTAATATCAGTAGTTACATCGTAATACCAATGTATTAGTATCAGATTTACTGTTATTTGAGCATTTTTAGATGGATACCAATCGCCCGACCACAATCCTTGACGATCATCTAATGTTAAATCAAAGGTATCCGCTTCACCGCTCATAACGTCCTTATAACTTGCCCCAATTAAATACTGTGCCAAATCCACGCTAATATCTGTTGATTCATATAAAATCTGCAAGGCTGCACGTCTAGCCGGATATATCGGTTTTAATGCCAATGGAGCCGCTTCAGGTAAATATTGTGTTAAGTCCCTAATATCTAACATATTAACGCCTCCATGGTGGCAAGTTTACTATGGTTTTCTTTGTCACGGAAGGAATATTGAGCGTAATGCCGGATGGCAACATATCGTAATTAATATAATCAGGATTTGCCTTCATTAAAACAGACATAAATCGTTCATCACCCATCTGCTCTTTAGCAACCACATCCCACATATCACCTAATCTGGTAGTATATTTAGTTGCCATAGGCCACTCTTGCCTCCTTCCGTTTGATTTCATCCAACACCTTTAATACTTCTCGCTTAATAGTCGCCGCAATATTTTTAGATTCTGCTTCGGTACTATTGCCAGTAATAGTAATATTAAATTCAAATGACGGATTAATAGCTATTTCTCTGTTACTGCTAGTAGTATTTTCCATCATTCTAGGAGCCTTGACCGTTGGTGCCGGCTGTCCTGCCATTTGCGGTGCCAAGTATCGTACGGCTCTTGGCTGATAATTTTGATTATTCCCAGTAGAGTTTATTCCTTCACTAGAATTTTTCGGTAATATACCAAGCATTTGCCCGGCTTTATGCCACAAGCTAATGGATCTTGGTTTACCGTCAAGCGGAATAGCAGCTTCTGCACTATCTTCGGCAAACCAAGTAGTAAATGCACCCTTGCCATAAATACCGCCTTTAGCGTTTTTCTTTTCTACGCCACCGCCGCCATCATCGCCATTAATCATATTTTTAACGATGTTAATGGTTCCTTCAATCGGATTTGCTAAGAACTCTTTAATTCCTTGCCATTTTTGCATAACCCATTCGCCAGCTTCGCCTAAGGAGTCTTTAATTCCGGAGCAGAACTTATCCATTGCAGCCTTTGGATCATTCCAAAGGAGCACAAACCAAGCTTTGATTGTATCCCAATTTGTGACTAATAAATAACCGACTGCAATCAACCCAGCAATGCCGGCAATAACTAAACCTATCGGATTAGCCAACATGGCTGCATTAAGTAACCACTGTGCCCCGGTCCAGGCCATCGTTACACCTCTTACTGCCGCCATAGCAGCACTATAGGCAATAACTTTCCCTGCACTCATTAAACCTCTACCTATTACCATGGCCCCGTTGTACATGTATTGGCCAACTGCGGCTGCCTTTGTTGCTGCACTAGTTGCAAGCACCGCCCCATGATAAGCCACTAAACGGCCAACTGACATTAATTTACTACCGGTGGCCAATGCAAAATTATATACTGCATGCCCGGCAGCGGAAACTTTTGCCGCTATGCCTGTAGCTTTAGTGGCTATTGCATTACGCATACTTGCTAATGTGTGTGTATTAGTGGCAGTAGTTGATAACAGTTGAGCCGCCTTATATGCTTGCCATGCTTCCTTAGCTTTTAAGATTGGAGCTAGTACAGAGGTTACCGCCCAAGTTAATCCGGAAACCGCCGCTACTGTTGCCAGCAATCCACCTACACCACCGACCACTACGGCCGTTAATGTTTGATGTTCTTTTGCAAAATTGGCTGCACCTTGAATCATTGGCGTTAAGCTATCAAGTAATTCTTTTGCCGGTGGCAATAATGCGGTCCCGATTGTAATCCCTAAATTATTCAATGCATTTCGTGCTAATTGCATACTGTTGCTCGTAGTTTGCATTCTTGTATCAAACTCTGCCTGCATGGAATTAGCATATTTAGATTGATCCGCTACCGTGGCCAAGTTGTTACGTAATGCATCCAAGTTTGTTAACAATGGAGCAATTGCCTTAATCCCTTCAGCTCCAAATAAGTCCTTCAAAACTGCCGCTTGCTGATATTTATCCAATTGAGACAATCGAGTGAACACATCTTGCAAGGCACCACTGGCATCCGTCTGCATACGCTTAGCCATCTCAACCGCATCAAGACCCAACGCACTAAATGCAGCCGCCTGTGATTTAGTGGCACCTTCGCCGGTAGTCATGGCCAAGATAATTTTTTGGATACCTGTTGCCGCTACTTCCGACTCTGTACCGGCTGCCGCCATAGTCGCACCTAATGCAGCGATTTCACCGGAGGCTAATCCACCTACAGCCCCAAGAGGACCAACACGAGATACGATATCACTAATCTTAGCACTGGATGCAGCTGTGGTATTACTTAAATAATTGACCTTATCCGCTAACGATACAACTTCCGGTTGCGTCATTTTAAATGCAGTTCTCCATTCGGCCATGGTTTGGCCGGCTTCTTCTGCACTCATATCAAAAGCCACGCCCATCTTAACCGCATCAGTAGCAAATGCTTTTAGGTCCTCACGAGCAATACCGGCTTGTCCGCCGGCTGCAACGATTTGAGCAATACCTTCCGCTGACATCGGCAGCACCGTACTCATTTGTTTAATATCTTCACCCATCTGCTTAAATTGTTCCGGCGTGTCAAAATCAACAACTTTTCGTACATCGGCCATAACATCTTCAAATGCCATGGCTTCTTTGATTGGAAAGCCTAATGTTGCCACCGCAGCCGCTCCGGCTTTAACAGCCATGCCACCGGCTTGGTCTCTAACATTTTCAACATTAGCACGCAATGCTTTTGTTTTTTCCACATTATTTAGTGCTTTAGCTGCACGTTGTTGCCGCTCATATGCCTTGGTAAGATTATCCATTGTCTTTGTGTAATTTACCGCATCAACCTTACCATCCTTATAGGCTTGCTTGAGATTATCCATTTCCTTTTGCAAGGATTTAGCATAAGTCTGTGTTTGCCGCATCGTCTTGGCCGCATTGGAAAAGGCAGCCTTAAATGACCCGGCAGTATTAGCCGTAATATTAAATTGTGTTGTATACGTTTTAGCCATTTAATCACCCTTTCTTCGCAGCTATACGTTCATTCCAGCAATTTATCCATTTAAAAAGCACCGGCACCGGTTTCTTTTCCCAAAAGGCTATGGATGTTTTTGTTTCCAATGACATTTTCAACAATTGTTCTCGTAAATAAGGCACTATTTCTTCAGGCGTTAATCCAGAAATTGCAAAAAATTTGCTGCGGCCTCAGTGATTTTAGCCACGTCCTTAAACGTCATTAAATCACGAATATCTTCAAATTTAATTTTTTCCTTGCATGCCTTAACGGCCACCATAGCACGATATTTTGCACCCCATACGATATTAGGTGTAATTTCACCGAGCATACGAGATTCTTGTTCTAATTCAAAAAAATCTGCACTAGTCAATTTATTAAAATCAAAGTGTAATTCAGATACTTCTTTGTCATTGATCATAACCGGTTTTACCAATTTAATAGTTTCCATTCCTTACCTCCAAATAAAATAGGCGTAGCATAGTGCTACGCCATATCTATGTCACTGCTTCTAATATTACATCCCCAATAAAGAGCGGATTTCTGCCAAATAATCAATTTCACCAACTTTGCAAATGTAGTTGATTACATCAATTTCCATCATTGTCTTGCCTTGATTGGTTACTTTAATATACGTCAAAGATAATGTTACGGAGGTTCCCATCTGAGACGATGGTTCTGCATTGCCCTGTTTAAAACTTTTAGTTACACCTTTCGCAACAACACGCCACCCTTCGGATTTTGGTGCACCATCACCACCATCCACATTATTTACGGCCATACGGCAATCAATATAATGACTAGTAGGTGCAAATAAAGAATAGGTATGCTTAGTTACAGTATTAAAATCCAAACCTAATTCCATGGCCTTTAACAATCCAGGTGCAATGGATTCAAATTCACCGGCAATGCCCGCACCTTTCATTGTTTCAGTCAAGTAATCCATATCCGGCAACGTTACCTTGCTGATGCCTAACATAACGTTACTAGCGTTATTATACACACGCATGTCATGAAGGCGATCAGGAATATTATGTGTGTTCATAGTTCCTCCTCATTATGCAGCATTAAATAATTGTTTTAAGTACGATACATCATATTCTAATACAAACTCTACATATTCTGCAGGTGTCAAGTATCCTAAGAATAAATGGAATTTCACATGACCATTAATCAGGCTCGTATTAGGATTTTCATCCCGGCGGAACTCTACCCGGCCCCCTAATAATTTTTCATCTGCAGTAAGTCCCGATAACCAAATATTAATTGTATCCGTGATTTGTTCGCACCAACGTGGACGAATCGGACCGTCTACTTTAGTAAAATACGATAATACCAAGGTAGCACTAATCCAATTTGCCATACGTCGCAATGGATTGAAATTATCTTTTGGATCTAAATTGGCTGGATAACAAGCTGTACGGTTGCCCCAACTACGCCACCCACCGACAAAATTAATTGCCGTAGTAACACCTTCGCCGTTAAGCACATTGGCATCCTTAATGCTCAATAAAACATCTGTGCCATCTGCTAAGCAAGTTCCATCCGTTTTCATTACATGATTAGAAGGAGAAATATACGGAACATCTTCCCCTTCAGAGGAATCAATATAATATGTTAAAGCCGCATTTAATGTGCCCATGTGCAATACTTTATCGCCAATTTTTGCCATTGGCCAATGAATCATTAAGTTTTTATCCACAAAATTCTTTTCATTTTTGTAGGCCGGTACATCACTGTATTTACTTAACGTTTCGTCAGCCGGTAAATCAGCATATACCATGGCCGGGAATAATCCATTAATAGATTCCCCTTTGGCATTTAAAATCATAGCTACTTCATTGTCCATAGAATATTTTGGTGCTAACAAGATCCCCGGCACAATACGCAATTTTGGAAATACGTTTTCAATCGCTTCAATGCCTTTTTTAATTCCGGTGGCGGCATCTTCACCGCCAATAATATCTTGCTTAGTAACTGCTGTTGGATCTACCTGTTCATATGTTACTGCTAAATTAACAGTATTCTTTACTGCATCAGTATCAAGTAATGTAATTACCAAATTCCCATCATCATCATGCAAGGCGGTATAATCAACATCTTTTGTTAAATCCTTTTGATTAGTGCTATCTTTAACTTTTAATGTAGGCACAATAACCGGTTCCGTGATTCTTGCCACTTTATTTGTCAATTTAAGTGCTGTTTGAGTGCCGGCCTTTTTGTGTTTAGTAATATCCAAAACGTTGATAAATACTACCGGTGCTACATTATATAAATAAAAATATGCGTACATCGCTTCACAGGCATCATAATTAGCAAAATCAGTACAATACCCTAACTGAGCTTGTGCATCGCCAATGTCGTTACAATACACCGGCACATTGGCTGCCACCGGCTCCGTTGCTAAGTGTACCGGAGCAATACCAATAACTACCGGCACATCAGCGTTCACTGTCGCAATTTGCTGTAAAGATGTCGCTTTTTCGCTAACACCAATACCATGCTTAATTTCCATAATTTCCTCCTATTCCTAATTAACGGTTGGCCGCATCATATTCCGGTGTGCCTTTAGTGTGCATTTTTTGCACTTTATCCGCATAATCAGCAGTCTTTACAATTAAACGCCGTAAGTACGGCTTTTCATTTAATTCCGCTTCAATATAATCTGGCACACCACCAAAATACACCGCATTTTTTACCAATTTATATCCCGGTTGAGTCGGACCAATGTAAATATAATTAGCCGCTTCCGGTTGCTTTTCCACTACCGGGCCCGGCTCCATTACTACTTCCGGCTTAACCTCATTCAAAATCTTCGCCATCCCAATTCACCTCCGGTACTGGCTTACCAATTTCATAGCTAAAATACATCAACCCTTCCATGTGATTTACCCCTTGTTGCTCCGGTACTTCCCACTTAAAAGGCTCAGCTAAAACAAAACACCCGGATAAAAATCTAATCTTATCCAGGTGCTGTCTTACATGTTCTATTAAATTAAACAAGTCACGCCAACATTCATCGGTATTCGTATCGTAAGTGCCAAATGCGATATAGCCTCTACAGATACCACCTTGATTTGGTTTTCCGTCTTGTCCATCGGTTAATTTAATTAACACATAAGGGTACAAGCTATCATCCAAATTATCGTTACGGCGATTGTTCTTTTCTTCAATCGGTATAAACTGCTGATATACCGTTACCTTATTTTCTACGCCATCCACCCTAATAGGTAGAGAGTACCCAGTTAAGGCACTCTCTATCTCTTTTTTTAAGGCATCGGATAAAGCAAGAGGGGTAAGCATTACTTATCACCTGCCAATATCTGTTCTACGTTATGATCTAAGCGTTTATCAAATGTTTCCTTGATGTCCTTTTCAATGGTTTCTCGTGATTCATCACTACCTGCCATTGCCGCAATAGACGGCCCAAATAATTGATCAATGGCTGCTCGCCTTTGCATTCCTTTGAATACGCCTATTTTATTTACCCTTTTCATATATTTACCGGGCAAACGCTTATAAATCCCAATGTGGCCATTTGTCATGACAGTTTTGAATGCTCCCGGCAATGCATTACCGCCATTTTTTACATTAGCCGTCAATATACGACCTCGTCCAAACGTCATTTTTTTAGGGCTATGAGCAAAGTCTCGTAATGGCTGTGCACCGCTCGTCACATTAATCGTGGCTGATATATCCTCTCCGGTATCCGGTTTCGTAACTTTAATCGACTTCTTAATCAGGCCCACCTTGCCGATATAATTGTAGTTGTCCTTAATTGCATCGGATACCGTTTTTCCTGAACGTTTTGCAGTCTCATTAATCGTACGGCGTAACACCTTAATGGCCCCATTGGGTATATTTTCTAACTTCTTTTCCAATGCTTTGATTTCAGATGTATCAATGAGTATCATCCTACATCACTTCCTAAGATCAAGATGGCTAATCCGCAATCATCTGTGGCCGATATAACACTATATGTTAGCCCATCGACTCTGCAATAATCACCTTCTACCGGCAATCTTACCAAATCTCTTACTTTGGCGTGAACATATAAGTACACCTCATAGCTGCCATCAAAGCCTTGCCTGAAGCGATCATTTAATAACTTACTTGTATTCTTTTCAACAATGGCCAAGACTTCTTTATCATCAATGATATGCATTTCGCCAAAATCGGAAAATAATACATTATCAATATCTCGCTTAATCTGATTGCGTAAACAGCTAGCCAATTTTAACCGCTACAACACCGGCTGTTGCGGCGGCTTTATCACTAACTGCAATACCGGCCGGAGTATTACCATCGGCTGTGATTGTAATTTCTTTGTTTGTTTTAGACCAATATACTGCATCACCAACTGCCATTTTATCGGAGGCCTTAGCCTGAATTTCATATACACCGGCAATACCTACTGTACCGGAACCGCCAGCCGGAATATTTTCCAACGCCACCCCGATACGAGTCGCAAATGCTACTACATTGCCATATGCAACGGCTTCCGTTGCTGTAATTGTTACAGTCTCCCCTTTGTTAATATACGTTGCCATAATTTAATCCTCCTTATTCTGCACTTTTATACAAACCTTTGTGATCTAAGGCCTGTACGCCATAATCCATATAAATACGATATTCCATGCCTAATGTATCCCACGCTACACGAGATTCAATCGTAGGAGCATTTTTACCATTGAGATAAGATACTTCGATAGTATCCACACCTAAGCCTGGAGCTGCTGCTAAATACCAAGCAGTTTCACTAATTGCATCTAATTCCGCATCAGTAACAATGGTAAGAGAGGATGCAAACGGATTTACAACCGCTGCGTTCGATTGACTAGGATCAGCCATAGAATGAATTAACTGATATGCTTTTGTTTCCAGTGCAGCCGGCACAATCAAATACTTAGGAGCAATCCCCAACGTTTCTTTGTTACGGATGTTCTTTTGTACACGCATTGCACGGCGGCCTTCAGATAATGCTTCTACAGTGAGATCGGATGCACTACCCAAATTGCCTTTTTTAGTGTCATATAATTTACTGTCGCTTAATACTTTATATACCAAACGGTTAATGCCACGGCGTGCGGCAGCTGCATAAGATCGTGGAATCTTAGTAAGCATACCTAAATCATCATTGATAATTGCTTGGCGAGTAAGGCCAAAGCTACGGCCAAATGTAAGCAACACTTTATCTACACCGGCATCCGTCAACTCATCATATTTAAACTCGCCATTTTCTTTGATTTCAACCAATTCACCAGCCTCAGAAATTTGTACGGCTTTAGTTGGTTTGAAATCAGAAAGACTTCCTACAGAAGTAAATTGTTCAAATGTTGTTGGTGCCGCTTGATATGCTGTAGCTGCAGCTTTATTGACGGTGGATGCCATAATATTCGGGAATGCACCGGTACCGGTTAACGCAGCACGAATTAAATCGGCATCATCCATATAGCGTGCATTAGCTTTGCCCTCACGTTCAAGAGTATCAATCATCAATTCACGTAAACGCATACCACGATACTGCATGGCACCTTCTGCCGGATTTACTACACTGATACCGCCACGCATTAAGATGGAATCAGATACCGCTTCACGAATCTTATCGGCTTCTTGAGCCCCCTGGCGAATTTCTGCCATATTGCTAGGCACTGCCGCACGTTCTTCAGCTAACTTATTTAATACTGCAGTTTGTACCGATGCCACGGTTGCACCACTGCGAATATATTCATCGGCATTAATGTCAAAATTACGGCATAATGCTGTAATATCTGCAGCACGTGTGCGTTCTGCTTCTGCAGCTGCTGCACGAATTTCTTCTTCATTTACTACTGGTGCAAGCACCGGTTGTGCTACTTCTGTACGCACATTATCTACTTCATGATTTTTTCCTGGCATAACTTTTTCTTCCTCCTCATTAATTACAAATTCCTCTTCACTGCGGCCTACGCCTACAGTCGCATCGGCCGGAACAGATACGATGCTAATTTCTAACGGTTCCCAACGCCTTGCAATGCTTGCCGGTCCCGTCACCCCCGGCATAGTTGCCGATTGCTTACCTGCTTCTATATCTTCCCAGCTATCTACTCGATAACCAACGGATACACCTTGCAATGTTCCGCTTTTTACCTTTTCGTAGATAATGTTAGATTGTTCATCCGCATCAAACCGTACATCTGCATAAGCCTTATTGTCCGTAATCTCTACTGCTTCAATGTGGCCAATAACTTGATCCCGATTATGGTTATACAATAAACAACCTAATCCGCTATTAAAACGCTGCAGGTTAATCGCTTCAGGAGCACAATGCAAAATTTCTGCCCCGAACCACCGTTGATATGGCTCTTCGGATGCAAATGACAATCTGACAGTTCGTGTTTCTTCGTTTACCGCATCACGATTCAACTGCATTTGTCGAGTTGCTTGACTCCTGTTGCCCTGTTGCTGTGGCATTATTATTTCCTCCTTCCATTTTGATACCATACTCAGCCTCCAGCTTTTTAATGTACGCCAGTTCCGCTGCACGTTGTTCCATCACATCTTTCCAATCCAAACCTTTATTGGCACAGATGTTGGCCAACGTATCTTGGCCAGTCTTTAATGCAATACGGTTTGCATTGGCTTCCTTCAATGGATCAATCCACGGCTGTCCCGGCATACTCCAAGCACATGCATTGATATATTCTTCCCGGTTTTCCCAATAGTCTTTAATTTTGACCGTTCCAGCCAAAACCAAACTATCTAGAAAAGCCTCGAATACATCGTTAAGCATGTGATTTATCATAAAACGCTGCAGGCGTTTGTATAGTTGCGTGTCCGTAATAAGTCCTTGCCGGGCACTCGAATAATTAACCTGGCTCATGTCACGGCTTGTGGCCTCATAACTAAGCCCTTGGCCAGAACCAATAGCACGGATATATTGTGATACCATTTCTTTTGTGTTGCTTGCTTGTCCGGCCGGAATAACCGATGCTACATCATCCCCCGGTTGTAATTCCATGATCATGCCCGGAGATATTCGGCTTCGAGTGTAGCCGGTAGCCGGATCATAGTCTTTACCTTCCGGCGGATTCTGGTTCATGGATCGCCCCACGGCCCCCATAGGCAAGGCACGCTTAATAAATGCAGAGATACATGCTAAGATTTTTTCCTTAATCGATATTGTATCCATGTATTCTTCCATATCATTGACTCGTTCAATCGCCTTAGCCAGCGGTGGCATTTCACGGATTTGTGACGGCAATTCTTTTTGCCACAATGCAATCACTCGATTCGCTTCAATTCTTTTACTTTGTGGTAGCGTCCATCCATCCGGGCTCGTTGACAGTAAGTGATACGCCATTGGCTTTTGATTTTCGTTGACTTCTACACCATTAATAATCGTATATTGCCCCGGCTTAGTAATTAGTGTTTCATCAAGATCATCAACTTCTTTTGCCTGCAACTGGAATGGAAATCGCTTAGAGCCGGTATTACATTTAAGAAGCAAAATACCTCCATCTACACGCATTCGCCGTAAGGCCATAGCACATAATTCATCAAAACTCTGCATGCCGGTAATATCACAATTCTTAGGCTTGCTCCACTCAGCAAATAATTTTTCGATTTGATTATTAAGCTTCTCATCCTCGGTTTTCATCCGCAATGTAAATCCGGTGCCAACAACATTATTTTCAAAGGCAATTAAAATAGAGCCTAATATATCACTATTACGCTCCATGTCTCTTGCCTTAGCCCGAATAATACTTCTTGCCGGCGTATTAACTTGTTCAGCCTTGCCGTTCGTAGGGAGCCACCCTAAACTACTGTTATTATTTTTGCCTGCCTTGTAGGTATTTGATAACCCATTCCGCCATGCTTGCCGTTCGTACGCCCATTGAGGGCTAAACCAAGCAATGGCCTTGTCTAAAATGTTCATAGTTTACCCTCTCATATAAGCCGCAACAAAGGCACCGCCGCCATTTTCAACCATAGCGATATCGGCCATCAATCTTCGCCGTTCTTTATATAACGTGGCCAAATCGCCACGCCTAACCATCGTATCCGAGGATAACCGGTATTCTTGTGCACCACTTTCAATATTGCTAATTGCCTCATTGATGGATGCTAATTGTTTTTTCAATTCTTGTAAATCCATATCATACTCCTAACCAATCATCACCAAATTCATCGTTTGATTGCTTACGCCCTTGATGCTGGGCACTTGTATTATTTATTTGTACTTGTTCACCGAGATACCTTACTGATAACAAATCCGCTGCAAGGGCTGCATAAACTTCAGTATCTAAATAGTGATTGTCTATTCCGGAAGATTTAGGCACCCAAGAGGCCACACGCCGATTATTCTTAATCGTTTCAATCTTGTGTTCCGCTGTAATCATTTCTGCATACCGTCTATCACATCCGTTATAGACCATCCAGCAGCCTTCACCGAGTGGCCTTCTTAAATGTGCATAGATAAAATCCTTGTATTGATCCGTATTAATCACATACACCCCTTGTCCATTCCATGATTTACCGGAGGCATCAATATTGCTACGAGTGTACCTTGCTATCTTTTGACTGTTAGCAGCACCTTTAACCGGTACTGCCCAATCGCCGTTATATAAGCAAAATTCGTATATTTCGTCAGTTTTGTAACCGGAGTCAATGGCACATAACTGCACCTGCCACCGGAGTTCGCCATCACTATCCGGGTAATGCCGGTTCATGATTTCTTCGATTTCTTCCAATGTTTCACAATAACCATGAGCAATGTTCTGGCTTGTAATTCGGTAGCCCCATGCTCTGATAGTCCAATAGTATCCATTTTTCTGCACGTCAACACCGGCCGTAAGTAATTGAGCCCACTCCGGCACAACCCCTTCATCCAAATCACTTTCTTTAGACAATACAATGTCCGCATCAAGCGTATCTGCTTTATTTTCCCATGGCTCGCCCAACCAAGAATTTACAAAGTTTTGTAAATCGGTAGGATTATCTTTGGATGATAAAAATTCACTGGCTATTCGTCCAAATGTGACCCACGGACTATACAAACTGCTAATGCTAAATCCAACCTTACTGACAATACCGGCAACTTGGTTTTCTGCAATCCACTTACCTTGCTTCAGCATTTGCATCTTATGGCGATCATCAATACGGCCACCACAATAGGTGCACTCATAATAAGCGGAATATCTAACAGTAGTAACATCGGAATGGCCTTCTTCATTTTTTGGCCATTTGATACCGCCAAACTCCAGCGTTTGCAATTTTCCGCAATGCGGACAAGGTACATAATATCTATACCGCACATCAGCTGCTTCATAGGCGGTGTAAATGTTCCCGGTTTTGAGAGTAGGGGTAGAACACATAAACATTTTACGAATTGGCCAGTTCTTCAATCGTTCACTGGCTAACTTGATTGGGCTGGCTTCTTTGCCGGCGAAAATAGGAAACTTGTCTATTTCGTCTAAAAACAAAATAGGCACTGACCATGAGGCCAATGCACTAGGAGATCGGCTTGATGCAAACACCAAGAAACCGCCTTGATATTTAATCAAATCCACACTATTTCTACTATCTACTTTTTCAGCCAACGTAGGGCAATTGCCAATCATCCGCTGCAGTCGTAATTCGCTAAATTGTTCTATCAAATTATCATCCGGCAGCACATACATGATCCGGCTTGGATTTTGGCTGATAGTGTAACCCACCATGTTAAGCATGGCTTCGGTTCCGCCAATCTGCGTACACTTCAGCCACACAATCTGTTCAATTTCATCCTTATTAAAGCAGTCCATTATAAATTTCATATAGGGTACGTTGTTTGTATCCCACATGCCCGGCCGGCTAGTCTCCTGCGAACTCATTACACGGTATTTATCCGCCCATTCAGAAACCGTCAGCCGTTCCGGCGGCGTAAATATAGCTAATGCCCTTAATACGGCATTACTTAGATTTTGCCTTACTATATCTTCCGCTTGCTGTCTGCTTGGCTCCTGTCGCAAGTTGAGCTAACCCCCTTTCAATTTCACGTTCCACGGTATGCTTTACGTCAAACGCTACTTCTGGATACTGATTATATATATCGGCCATGGTTTTTTGACCAATGGCCAGTAATGTTGTTTTTACCTGAGCAAAGGTTTCCTTCAGCCGTTCTTCAATTTCGGCAACGGCAATATACTCGCCAATGGCAGCCTTTTGTTTAAGTTCTTCATTATCTGCACGGGCTTCCCGGTAGCGTAAATCGGCTTTCAATTTTTGCTGTTCCAGACTTTCCCCATGCTCTGAATTTTTGATATTTTTAAACTCCAAACAGCCTTGAAGATCATACCAGCCGGTGGTTACTCGTGGCAGACCTTTTTTAGCCCATACAGCGACCGTTTTTTTATCAACGGCAAAAAGTCTGGCAATCGCTTGTGTGCTCGCTAAAATTCGTCCTTCGTTCATACGAAAAAACTTGTTCATGTCCTCCACTAGTAAACACCCCCTTTGCTCTATTGGTTACCTTGATTTCTACAAATTTTTTGAGTGACTTTTCGGGCTCGCAAGCACCCGCAAGGGTGGATAGCCCTGGAAAGTACCTTGAATTTTGGAAGCGACTCCATTACTTGTATACTTTTCTATCATCGGCCACATATCTCCCATGCTCTCGTCTCACTCTGGCACAACGATGCTTAACTAGCGTCTTGCTATCAGCGAATGTCCTACACATTCCATCAATGCTGATGGCCTTAGCCTTGCACCAGCCGTGCCGGTTATTCAGGCACCGCCGCTTATTGCAATGCACATCAGTCATCACCATCACGCCCAATCTATTTTGACAAACAAAAAAGGCATCAGCTTATGCTGATACCTTTTATTACACACTACTATGTTATCATGTTTTTACTTTGGTGTCAGTCCGCAATTAGTCCGCAAATCAAGCATTGATATAGGTTCCGGAGAAACCCCAGATTAACAGCGTCATATCATCGACCGCTTCACGTAGCTTGTCATAAAATATAGTACGTCCTACCGGTTGCGTAGATAATATTTCCGCTTCAGTCTTATGCTCAATATAGTACAGTCTTAATAACTCGTACTTTAGGCTCGCTTCTTCTTTGCATTCTTTTTGATAGACTTCCAACATTCTATCAATATGACTCAACATAACTTCTGTACGTTCTTTGCTCTCCATAATGGATCGCACTCTGATATATCCCTTCTTATCAAATATCTCTGCAATTACCAATTTTAAATCACTTGGTTTTGATTTACAGGTGTTATCTATAGCCTGTTCTACATGAGCTTTTAATTTCTTGTAGTCTTTTAATAACTTCTTGGTGTTTTCCCTCAACCGTCTCTCTACTCGATCTTGCTTACTTTCATTCTTTTTATCCCAAATATCAATGGCTGCTTGTGCTGCTAACCTTATAATTTCTTCTTTCTCCATATAAGTCCTTCCATTTATTTATCAAAAATTGCCATATACCCAAAATACAAAACAAACCAAAACAGTATGCTGATAATCACTGCACCAATCCATGTAATTAAATTGCAGTAGCGTCTTAATATCTCATCTAGTAATTTCAATAAAATCACTCTCTCCCTTCCTCCACTATCCATTTACAATCTAAGCATTTCCTATATAGTCTTAATTCCGCTTCATGCGTTTTCGGATTAAAGTCACTGGTGAATCTATATTTAATCTGCCTACCAATCTGTATTTCTCCGTTTAATGTGCTGTATCCACAAATGTGTGTTCTATAAATATTGTCAACACTAATTTTTTCGCCTTGACTCTTTAAAAACTCAACTATCTTGTTTTTAATTGCTTCCGTATGATCTATTCTGTGTGCGGTCATAAGTTTCTCCGTTTTTTCTGCAATTCACCTAATTTTACTTTTACCTTAGCAATTAACAACTTGCTTTCATTGACTTCTTTTACATGACTTGCTCCGTGTTGATTAAAAAATAGCACCTCTGCCTTACTTACCAACTTCAAGTTATCTAAGCTAAAATTTCCCTTATTTTGATCTAAAAACAGTACACTATGAGTTTTCGGGACCGGACCATGCTCCTTTTCCCAAATCAATATATGCTTCATACGCCATTTATTTGGTTCTGCCACTTTTACCAAAGTGTATCCATCTACATCAACTCTTTCGCTTCCTACCGGTTTATGATTGTGAGGTTCATGGCCTTTCTTAAAACTACCACTATTAATCTGTCCCGGAAATCTCTTTCCCTTATTCCATGAATCATGCCCCTTTTTAAATTGAGTGTTAACCTCACAGGTAAAATCATTGTTTTTAAAAAACGCCTTCATTTGATTATATGTTATAGACCTATTGAATTTTTTATTTATGAGCTCTGTTGTTTCATTAATGTTACGGCCTTTATGGCTGCTCATGAAATATTCCATTTCTTCCGGGCTTAATAACTTAATCTTGGATGCATATCCTTTTTTATCTTTTTGCGACCTACTACGTTTAATTTTATGATTGTTTAAATACTGTTTAATCTGTGATTTTTTCCAAAATTTCTCAAATCGCTCATTCATTAGTTGTGTCGCCGCATCAAGGGTGTAATCATAACATATGCTCAATAAATATTCTCGTTCTTCATTTGTAAGCAGCCGTCTCATTCTTTTTTGCCGCTTTCAATCTGTAATACATCCGGCATTTCATAGTTACTGCCAAATGCATTTTCCCTTGCCATATGAGCACGTAGTATTAATGCTGCATTATCTACGACCATTCGTGATATATTCACAGTTGCCTGTGTTCTGTTTATTTCGGCCACCAAAGCATCGCTATCTTTTAAATCAACCGCTTCAAGGCGATCTAGTTGAGCAAACAGTTTATCGTTCAAGACTTCTAAGGTTTTCTTTCCCATTTTTATCAACACTCCTCTTTTATTTCGGTGGATACTTCTAAGCCATATTTTCTTATATATGCTAGCAATAATTCCTCTTTGAGTTTTTCATTCAAGTTCGAATTTGATAATTCATTAAAATCATCAACTATTTTATTAAAATCTTTTTCACATTTTTTATATTTAATTCTAATCGTAACATTCATTTTTACCGGATTTATTGTACCCTCTCCACTTCCATTGATTCCTAGCTCTTCCATTAATCTTCTAAAACGATCTCCAATAGTTTCCATTATTATGTAGCTCCTTTTTTCAATAATCATTAATCACGCAATGATAATTCATGCGGCCATTTATTGCCTACGTATTCCAATTCATTTTCATAGCCCCAGCAGATCTCTCCTAACCAAGTTCCATCTTCATGTTTGATTAAAATTACCGGCTCATCGTTAATCCGACTGGCAATGACAACTGCACCGGTATCAACGGATTGTCCATCTTTAAATATTAAACCTGCTGTATCTGTCCAATCTTCTTTTATGCCGGCCCAAACAAGCATATTAGTCTTATAGTTTTTCCTAATTATTTCAATTGCTTTACTCCAGTTTAAACATCTACGTGATGCTCCTTGCATCGTGAAAAAAGGAGTTTTTAAAGTCCATGTATTCATTTATTCTCCCTTTTCCGTAATTACTTTTTTCTTCAATTTATTTAATTTTCCGTAACTAAATCCAAACCACTTTAATACAGCAATGGCCAAGGCCTTTTCTAAATCGTCCGCATCATTCGGATTTCTTTTTACGACTACTTTCTTTTTAGGGCTCTTGTTGTAAAGGATCAAGGCATCCTTACTTTTGATAACTCTTAAACTTTTAGGTAATTCCATTCCAATGCCCCCATTCCAAAGTCTTTCAATCAATTCAGGATCATAATTTACTTTGACTTCTATATTAGTTAATTTATTTTCCTTGGGAATAACACCATAAATAAATACAGCTTTGTTATCTGGTAGTTCAGTTTCTCCAATTCCATTAACTTTCATTTGGTCTACTAATATTCGAGCTCGTTCTTTTATTGGTAACATTTTAGCCTCCGCATCATGCAGCCTTTTACTCTTTCTGCGTTACAAAATCATAATAGTGTTCTTCAACTTCTGAATCTACGAAAAATTCATTTTTCCAGTTTCCTAAAAAAACAACTGGAATATTATTATCAATTGCTGTTTTAACTTCTTCTTTGCATCCTCTACTGCGTTCCCAGCCAGGGCAAATTACTAATATGTCACATTTTTTCAAAAGCTCTAAGCATACATCCAATCCTCGTTGATATTCATCGCCTTCCAAGTATGCAAATCCATAATTATGGATAGGAGATACGTATACGTTCTTATCATCAGTAAATACCAACTCTTCCATAATTTTGTCTATTTTCTTTTGATTTTTGATTAGCCCACCAAAAGGATGGGCAACGTACACTAATTTCTTCATTGGATTGCTCCTTGTCTGCCATCCGCATCAGCGGCAGCAATAAAATCTTCATTAAATTCATCTTCTTCCGCATCAGGCTCCGAAATTCGTTCCGGCTGTTCTTCAAATAAGCTTTCCTGTGCTCTTTTCCCTTCGATATATAACATCCCCTCAATCACAAGGTTCTGTAATATCTCATTAGCCAATTCTTCTTTCTTCAAGCCAATTTTGATTGACTGCGTTTCGAGCCTACAAGTAGTGCTTTCTTTATTGTCCACTCTTCCTGATAATTTATATTCAGACATTTTATCTTTGCTGCAGTTCTTTCCACCGTATTTAATTCTAACGGCGAATACGGTTACATATTTTGCACCGAATTTTAAAGTGTTAAACTTTTCAAGTAATAGTTCTTTTAATCTTAAAAAGGCGGTGATTAATTCCGGTCTTGGTTTATCTTTTGATTCCAAGGAATAATATTCAGTTCCGCCACCTTCTATTTCCTTTGCATACTGGAACATATAATATCCCCCACTAATTTTGATGCTTGTTATCTTAATCATTCTGATCACCTCTCCTATTCCAACAATCCATTAATTCAATATAGGTAAATGCCTCATGGAATGATACTGTGACTCCACAATCTGCACACAGTACCATTGGCTGATTAAATCCGGCTCCAATGCCTTGTACAACTCTCACCGCATCAGAGCCACAAAATGGACATGGATCCAAATTCTTATCCTGCATTTTGGGTGCCATTCATTTTCCTCTTTTCTCTTTTATAATGCGGACAGGTATTGCATCGTTTGGCTGCAATATATTTTCTCTTCACCGTTTTCCCTGTGGATTGTTGCACCGGCAACATTAGCGTTTCTTTATTCTCACAACTCTGTTTTACAAACAAGCCACCTAATCTAGTTAGTTTGATTCCGTGCTCGCATGTCTTTGCTCTTAAATACTCATCTTTTTTTCTGGCCATATCTATCCTTCTTTGCTTTTTCTAATGCCCTTTTCCGTTTATGTGTTGATTTTGGCAATGCAGCCTTCACTTCATTGCCTTTAGAAGGGAATTTCTTCATTACCTGACTGCGTATTGCTAAATGAATCAAAATTACTCTCGCTCATAGTCTCACCAAGAGAAACGCCTACCATATTTGCAACCACTTCCGTGATATATCTCTTCTGGCCATCATGCGTTTCATAGGAGCGTGTATTTAATCTGCCTTCCACAAATACTTGATCGCCTTTCCGTAAGTTTCCAGCCAATTCACCTTTCTTGCCCCAGGCTACACACTGAATATAGGCCGTCTGCTGCTTAACCTCTCCCGTAGCGGAGTTTACATACTCATCACTAGCAGCCACTGTAAATGTTGCTACGGCTCTTCCGGTTTTCGTAAAACGTACCTCCGGATCACGTGCTAAATTGCCTAAAATCTGAACTGAATTCATAGTCCGCTCCTTTCAATGATCTTAACTATCCTTCTAATTGCTGCTTGTACTTCAATTTCCTTTTGCTTTACTCTTTCAGCAGCCCTTGTTACCCAATCCGCTAATTCAACACTTCCATAATCTACCTTCCGGTAAAATGGCAGCAGCTTAAATGCTTTTTGCCTTTGTTTCTTCCTACTATTCAATCATCGGCCCCCTAATTTTGATTAATCTATAAAATCTAAATGGATAACCGGCATTATTAATGCCTTCATAATAACTATCTTTATCTAAGTAATATCCCTGTGGAATAGTCACTTCACGTTTCCATTCTGTAGCTTTTAATATTTTTACTTTTGCTTCCGGCGGATGCACATTATTACTTTTTACCCATGTTCTCTTGAATACTCTTGGTTCATCATTTTTATCATCATTTATTGTTCGCTCCTTGGTAAAATATTCAGCCATTTTAATTGCATCTTCTGCACCGCCCCGATAATATTTAATTTCTGTAAATCCATGTGGCCATAATTTCCGCATCAAGGCCGTTGTTAGCTCAATCTCTCTATTAACTAGCATATGGAAATGCAATCGGCCTTTTTCTTCAGCAATATAAATGTACTTTAATTCCTTTTCAGTTTTTTTGTATTGTTTCCGTAAATCTCTTACAAATTTCTGTATTGCCTTTTTGCTTTCTTCCGGTGCCAATTCTCTTTTGAATGTTAGAGTCAAATAATAATCATCTTCTCGGAAATTATTATCTATTAGCATTCTTAATTTTGCCTTGGCCATGCGTAAGTTATTTTTCTTTACTTCTTCGGCTGTTGGTTTTCTTCTAGGCAATCTTGGTTTCTTTCCATTGCCCTGATATGACCGTATGAATAAACTGTCATATATTTCAGTCATATTTTTACTTTTAATAATTTTCCTTTTACGCATAAATATCACATCACCTTGAACGACTTGTTAATGTGTAGTATCAAGTCATTAAACAGTGCCTAAACACTGTTAAATACTGACTTTTTGCGTCCATTGTGATATAATAAAAGTGTCAGATTTTGTTACATCACTTTTGTAACGCATAAGGACTATCACTACGGTGGTAGTCCTTTTATTTTTGCTAAAATTTCCATTGCTTTTGCCCTTGCTTGCTCCGGTGTGTCTTTATATGTACAATGTGCCTGGCCACAGATTACTTCTTGATGGCTGCATCGTCCATTTTCATAGCAATGTCTTATGCATATATTGGCTTGGTGCATGTGGCACACAACCGCATGATGAGGAAACTTCCCACATACCGGACATTCTCGGTTCTCAAAACCGCTAAATTTAATACTCATAGCCGTACCTCTCTGATAATATCTGCTGCAGTAGCTTTTTATATTCCTTAGGGCAGCTGCCTTGATGGATCTTAATCCGGTGGCAGTGCCAACATAAGCAGCATAAGTTTTTAATCTCATTGCCACCGGCTGATGACCGGTAGCTAATATGATGTATTTCCTCATATGGCCGGCCGCATAATATACATCGATAACCGTCACGTTCTTTTACAATCGGCTTAACCTTTTCCAGTTCCGCATCATACTTCTTTTTTCTTGTACTTCTTTGGCTCAGTCTTTTCTTAGCCTTTAATTTGCTTTTTGCTTTTAATCGACTACGAACTTTCAACGGAGTACGTCTAAGCATCTTCCCACTCCCTCTTAATTTGTGCTTCTACTAGTCGGCACTCTAATTTATAAACATTGATGGCCTCTTGGGCATTCCAATATAATACTTTCGCAACATCTCGCTTATGTCTCAGTTCGCTTATTTCCGGATGTCCTTTGGCCAAGTCTCCTATTAAAGTCACGGCGACCTTTTCAAGCCTTGCCTTGGCAATGAATTTAGCCTTTTCTTTTTTGTATTGTCTTTCTGCATCGGCTAAAGCAATGCCACGCTTCTTTGATTCTTGCAAAGCGTGGCTTAACTCTCTTCTTTTGTTCTTCAAATACTGTATTAGTTCAAATGATTCCATTCTTTTATCCCAGCATTAACTTATTTATATGCAACTTCTTTAACTTTTGAGAAATGTTAACAGCTTTCATAAAGGCTGCATAAATTTCCTCTTCGTTTTTCTCGGATAACACTTGCTTAATATCGATTTCCTTGTTACTTAATTCGCCATTAAGCAATATATTCATAATAATATTGTCCTGAAATTCTTGTTCTTTCATTATTAGCTCCATTCTGTTATAATGATAAAAAAGATATATACAAATAACGGTTAGCACTTTTATTTGTTAGGCCTTGTATGATTGCAGTCATACAAGGCTCTTTTTTTATTCTTTCTCACGATCATAAGCTCGCTTCTTTTCTACTGGTCTACTGTAAATTCTTGTAAGTACCGCTTCATGGTGTTGTTGAATCCGTTCCGCTTCCATTCGCCAATATTGGGCCTCGTTTTCCATTTCATTCCACTGGTAAGCTGCATGTAATCCCACCATGGTGATAATGCCCCAGCCTATATATATTCCCATTGGCATTTCCTGCACTACTCCGGCATCGGCTCCATCCATAGTGCCAATGAGCAAGGCTATAGATATGGAAAGTATCATGATGCAAGCCGGCTTAATGTTTCGTTCGATAAGTTTAATTATTTTCATTTCGGCACTCCTTAACCAACATTAAGTTCTTGATTAGTACGATGATTTTGCATAATTCCAATCGCTTCTTTTATGGCCGGTGTATCTTGGTTAATATTGATATCGTCTAGTGAATTGACTACCGTTCCATTTTTCAACCGGTGTACAATTTTAATTACCTGATTATCATTATTTTTCATTATTTCTCTCCTTTTGTTCATGCGAAAATATCTGCCATGCAAATTTATAAGATATATATAAAAGGAAAACAGCAAATATAAGACCTATAATTTCAATGTAATAAAGTTCTATCTTTATCATGTTTAGGTTTTACCTCCTTTCAGTGATATAATTAAATCAAAAAGGATGTGTTATGATGATTTATAAAATTCTTTTCATATTTTTCGCAATCTTATTTTATAAACTGCTAAAAAACGCTTATAAAGCTTATAGATGCAACAAACTTTATGAAACGTATTGTCAATGGCTAATGTCAAATGGTTCTTATGATATTAGATACACCTCGGCAGAAGTAAAAGAATTGCTTAAAGATTATGAGGATAACTTTATTCCACATGTTCAACCTGCAGGTCTTGGTGTTGTTCACAGTATGAAAGTAAGAATATTGGCCCAATATCCTTCAAATATTGAAGAACTAGCACGTGCACAAATAAACCTCTTTCAAGAAGCTTTATCAAAATTCAAATACGAAATGAAACAGTGTCTTAATCCTTTTTACTGGATAGATGTTATTATTTGGTTACCAAAAAATATCGTTTCATTTCTAGGTTTTAACGATGATTTAAAGTCGGTTAAATCCATTAATATATTTCTTCAATTAGCATATTGGCTATTTATTATCATTCAATGGCTAGGATTAGATATCAAAAGGCTCATCATGCAGATACTTACCAATTAGCCAACCACTGACAAATAATACTGCTCCACTCATATCATCAAAATACCGACTTAAACCATATGCCGTTGCTAATAATGCCCAAGAGCATACTAACGATAAAACTAATCTAAGCAAAGTCTTCATTCTTGATTCCTCTTTTTCATTTGGTTGCATCATTCATCTCTCCTTTCATTCGATCTTTCATAAATGCTATAATCAATCCAAGAAAGGAGGTGAATCTTCATGGATAAAAAACACTTACTAACTGCTCTATCTCTTTCTCTAAGTAGTAAAGATAGCCCATTAAAAGGTAATAAAATCTCACTTTTAACTCCTGCAGGATATATCATTGGTGAATTTGTGCTGTCAAAAGATGATTTTTCTTCAAATCCTGATTTGACTGTTTATAGTGCCTGCTTACGCACTATATCTTCTATATTTAACACCAATGATAACTATTCAGAGTCCGAAGAAAACTGTGTTTTAATGGATGAAAATTCTATCTTATTAAAAAATGTAACCGTATTAACTAATTCTACTGTCGTTAATCACAATGCATTATTAGTCTTTTATTCAAACATTATTGGCGTAACAATTGGAAATATCGCTACTTCTTAAAACCTTGTTTAATAATTTCAGATAGTTTTTCAGTATCAAAAGGGATTTGCTTTATGCTGATCTCTTTTTTCTTATCTTCAAGTGGCTCATCCTGACGTTCAATAAATTGTGCATACATTAATAAGACCTTAGCTTCTTTCTCTATGGCCATATCCCAGGCTTCAAAAAGCTCTTTTACTGAATAGGCATTGCCAATTTTACTGAGTTCATTTATTAACTCATATTTTTTATTTAGCAAAGCTCTTAGTCTCTCTTGTGATTTATATAAATCATATTTATCTTGAGCCGCATCATTTTGTGGCTCTTTTTTATATGGTTCTTTAATGTTCAACTCTGACATTAAGCTCTCCACCCTTCTGTGCTGCCTTCCATTGTTCGAACTCTTCTAGCCATTCCGGATTCCGGCGAAATGCCCGGACCACTTCAATAGCAAAATCTTGTAGGCATTCGTCAAATGATTTCATATATTACACCTTCTTTCTAATCAGCCTTCCATTCTTAAAATGATTTCATTTTTAATCCTTAACCAACACTTCATTCCTTATTTCTTGAGTGCTATAATCAATCCAAGAAAGGAAGTGATTAACATAGAACATATTCAACCTGAAAATGTTATTTTTTATTATTTTAATTTTGGTGATTGGATTGTAAATCCAGATAACTTCAACGACCTTCTGATTTTTTTCGTTACTTTAGTACTCTCTTTAGCATTAAGCTTTTTTATTCAGCCAAAGCTCCAAAGCAGTATGAATAACGTGATTCAAATGCTGAAAGATGGATTTATTGAAAAATTCTTATTACCAAAATCCACTCCAACTAATTCATTTTTAAGAGTTTCTTTTACTTTTATATTCTGTGTAGCCTCAGTTATTTGTTACAATTCCGGAAAGTTTTCTCCCATACAGTCTATTTTATTGGGCGTATTGGCACCGATAGCTATATTATTTATACTTTCCTTCATATACCTAATAAATTCATTACTCACATGGCTAACAAGTGACTTTGTTATTTATAACAGGTTTGTTTATAAAAGGATCAAAGCACCTCATAACAAGAAAAGTTTCTTTTATTTTTTTGCTGCCTTACTTATTAATGGAGCCATGTTTTTTTCTCTTCTTAAGTTTATTTACACTTTCTACAAAGCTTTTGGTTAGCACTATCCAAATCGCCATAAAAAGCACAACTGATAAAAGTAAGATATCAATGATAGTAGTTAAATCTTTCATTTTATCCCCTTAAATATTAATTTTCATATAGAGCCTTCAATCTTGACGGCTCTTTTTTATTTGGTGGCATGGCTCATCCCTCCCTTCAATCCATTGGCTTTCTTTCTTAACAAACGAATAAACTCGTTTTTCTTGCCAAAAAAAATAGAGTTAGGAGGAACTCCGTAAATATTCGGAATCTTTTCAATCATTTCATATGGCATTTTTGTATTATCATTTTCCCATTTTGCAATAGTCTGATAATGCACACCAAATAAGGCCCCTGCTTCTTGTTGATTATATCCTGCATTTACTCTAGCCGCTTCAAGTGTCATTTCTTCCATTGAGTTCACCTCCTTTGTTACCTCAACTATAAACGAGTTTATTCGTTTTGTCAATGTTTTTAAAATTATTTATACGATTTTTTTCGTTTTTATATATCTTTTCGTCTTGTTTTTAACGTTTTTATTCGTTATAATGTAGGCATAGAAAGGAGTTAAATATTATGCCGAGAAATAGTTTAAGTGATTTTGAAAAAAAGCTTAGAAAGCAAATTTCAGAGAATCTAAAAAGATATAGTTCTAATATGACACAAAACGAATTATCCAAATTAACTGGTATTCCTACCTCTACTATTTCAGGATATTTTGCAATGCGATCAACTCCAAGTGCTGGCAATATTCAGAAATTAGCTGATGCATTAAATTGTTCTAAATCTGACTTAGACCCACGTTTTGCGACTACAACCTTAAATAATATGAACTCAGGTTTCACCAAAAAAGATGAACGCGATATACAAAAACGACTTCAAGCAATTCTTGATGAATTAGATGATAAAGCAGCCTTAAATTTTTACAACGGTGATGAAGCGATGGATGAGGAAACAAAGGAATTAATGCGATTCTCTATAGAAGCGTCCATCCGACTTGCCAAAAGTAGAGCCAAAAAGAATTTTACGCCTAATAAGTACCGGGATAAAAAGGATTGATTGCCATTGAATATTAAATGCACTGTTGAAAAACTAATAAAAAAGCACAATACTAATGACCCCTTTGAAATTTGTAAGGCATTAGATATTGTGGTTAGAGTTGAAAACTTAGGCAATATTTTTGGCTACTGTGACACACATTTTAGGATGCGATCAATACATATCAATGAAAATGTACCGGAACACTTGCAAGCATTTGTTTGTGCTCATGAGTTAGGGCACACTTTATTACATAAGAATGTAAATACACCTTTTCTTAGTAAGAATACTCTCTTTTCTATTGATAAGATAGAGCGACAGGCTAATACATTTGCCGTTGAATTGCTCTTACCAGACAGTCTTTTAAGAGAATATGAGGACATTAATTTTTACGGCCTTGCTCAATGTGCGGGTATTCCTAAAGGTCTAGAAATGTTAAAAGAGGTCAATTAGATATGGGCTTTATACAATATGTATTTAAAGGGAACTATATTAAAACAAATAAAAACAGAACTATTAAGTTTACGGCCAATTCAGACATAGAAGCATACGAAAAAATTGATTTTAAAAAAGATGGTTTTGAATCACTAAATTTAGTTGAACGTTATTATTTGCCAGCTACCGAAAATCAACTAGAGTATGCCAAGAAGTTGAATATCCAACTTCCTTTAAATGCAACTTTTATGGATGCAACATACGCAATTAGTAAAAAAGTTGATAATGAACGTGCTCCCGGCTCAGACTTGCTTGATTTCATAAAAGGTCGAGGGTTAGCCTATACTGATTTCTTTGGCAAGAAAGCTTGTTATAAATATGTTTTTCTTTCCTTAAAAGATTTAGACAAAATTGCATTTTTTATATTTTCTGTCTATCGTTTTTACTCAAATGATAGACAAGGTAATCTAGATAAATCTCCATACAAAGATATCATCTATGATATTGCAAAAAGAGTATACAATCACCCAACAGCGTTTAAATCTTTATTAAACAATTATACTGGTAGTGACCTACGTTTTTTCGGAACATTAAAAGGATATCATGATGAATCTTATTATGGTGGTAGCAAATCAACTACTATATTTAAACTAGTTTCTGCTGAGTTAATCAATGTTGGTTTACTCTCAAAAAACTCTTTGTCCGCAAGGCAGAGCTTAAAAAATAAGCAGCAAAATCCTCACACCCAAAATTCAATTCAGAATGATGTTCCAATAAAAACTAGTGAAAACAATAATATGTTCCAAAAATTTGATGTTTTTATAGAAAAAGAAAACCAAAGAATTCTACAAATAGAAAAAGAACATCCTAACCGAAAAAAAATTAACAGTGTTCTTTGGCCAATTGTTATTATCTTAATCATATTAGCTTTATATTTATGGTTATTTTAAAATAAAAAATCCCCCGACTGCTCCAACAGCCGAGGGAAAATTGAATAGAATACCTGAAGTAGGTATACACTCAATCCGCAAATTGATTATACCACGCTTCAGGTTAGCTTTGCTATACCCAAAGGAGCGTGTTTTTTTATGCCTAAAGTAAAAGTAGGTATTTATATCCGGGTATCTACACAAGAGCAAGCCACCGAAGGCTACTCTATCGATGCCCAAACCGATAGATTAACCAATTATTGTAAATCTAGAGACTGGTCTATTTACAATACCTATATTGATGGTGGATTTAGCGGATCCAATACTAACCGTCCAGCCCTTCACCAGCTCATGCAAGATATAAAAGATAAAAAGCTTAATTGTGTTTTAGTGTATAAGTTGGATCGTCTATCACGCAGCCAAAAAGATACACTCTATCTGATTGAGGATGTCTTTTTAAAAAATAAAATAGACTTTGTATCACTTAATGAAAACTTTGATACTTCTTCACCTTTCGGCCGGGCCATGATAGGTATCCTTTCTGTATTTGCTCAACTTGAACGAGAACAAATAAAAGAACGTTCTCTTATGGGACGTATCGAACGTGCCAAAAATGGTCTGTGGCATGGTGGTGGCTTTGAGCCTTTTGGATATAATTACATAAACGGTCAATTAATAGTTAACGAATATGAAGCTAATATTGTTCAGGAAGCTTTTGAACTATTTTTACAAAAACTTCCCATCCATAGGATTAATCGCATTATTTCTGAAAAATATGGTAAAGATTTTCATGAGACCGTATTACGCAGCATATTAAGTACAAGATTATATACCGGCAAAATTTCTTATCTTGGTGGCATATATGATGGCCAACATCAAGCCATTATAAGCGAAGATACGTTTAAGGCTGCTGAAATGCTATTGGCGTACAGAAAGAAAAAATTTAGCAATAGCAATCCATTTAAAGCAACCAAATTACTAGGCGGAATATTGTATTGTGCCCACTGTGGAGCACGCTACTTGGCCAAAGGTAATTATAGTGGACATGGTGATAAAAAAGTTTATCGGCCATACTATACTTGCTATTCACGAGCAAAAAGTACCAAGAAATATATTGTAGATCCCAACTGTAAAAATCCATCATACGCTGTTGTTGTATTAGACGAAATCATTATAAATGAAATCAGAAAGCTATTTATTGACAAAGAGTATCTATATTCTGCCAAAAATGCAACCGCAACTTCTAATACTGTTAATAAGCAAAAATCGATTTTAAAACAAATAGATTCTATACAGTCTCAAATAAGCCGACTGCTAGACCTGTATCAAATTGATGGTATCTCTATTGATGATATCCAAGACCGCATCAAGAAGTTGCAACATGAAAAAGACGTTTTAGAAGAAACCCTTTCCAATTTAAAAACTAGCCAAAAGAAAAAGCTAACTACCAATGAAGTATTATCAATGGAAGCTAGCTTTAATGAAATCATGGAAAATGGAACTGACATGGAAAAACAAACTATTGTCCGTACGTTAATTGACAAAATCATAGTACATGAAGAGCTGAACAGCTTTGAAATTATTTGGAATTTTTAA